ATGGCCCTAAAAATCGAAACGGATACTCAAGATTTCATGTTAAGCGACTCAAAAATCAGAAGTGCAAAACCGAAAGAAAAGCTTTATAGGCTTGGTGATTCCGATGGTTTGTGTGTTGAAATAAAACCTAATGGCAAGAAGTATTGGCGCTATCGTTTTCAATGGCTCAAAAAAACACAAATGATGAGCTTAGGTGAATACCCTATTGTGGGATTAGCTGAAGCCCGTACTAAAAGAGATGAAGCTAAATCTTTAGTTGCAAGCGGTATAAATCCAGTTGAAGAAAAAGAAAACCAAAAAAAGGCTAAATCTGATGAGTATGACAATAGGGTTCTCTTTAAACATGTTGCTGCAGAATATAAAGCAGAAAAATTAAATAATCGTTCAGAAAGGTATCAAGAAGCTTTTCAACGCGCCTTAGATAAAGATATTTTAAAAGTTATTGGTGATAAGGATATTAAAGAAGTCACCTCAGCAGACGTTTTGACTATCATGAAAAAGACGATTGCACGAGTTAAGCGTCAAAAAAACCATGGTACTGGCGAAGTGTCAGCAATTCAAAATCGTACTTTTATTGGCGGCGTAATGCGTTATGCAATCGCCACACTTAGAGCCGACTATGATCCAACCTATGCCGTTAAAAACGTTGTAGAACGTCCCGAAATAGAACATGCCAGACCCATGGAAAAATATGAGGCTGTGCAACTTAGAAATAAATTAAATAGCTATGGTGGATCTACTACAGTTAAAAATGCTGGCCTTGTAATGCTCTACTCTATGCTCAGGACTATCGAGATCCGCCGCATGAAATGGGAATATGTTGATTTTGAAGCTAGAACAATTACATTCCCAAAAGAGATGATGAAAAAGAAACGTATTCATATCGTTCCTATGTCTGACCAAGTTTTTAATATTCTTCAAGAACAACGTAACATTGTTGGTAATCGTGAATATGTTTTTCCAGCCATCTATCAAGATGGGATGCTCTCCGCTACTACAATGAATAAAATGCTCGATTACATTGGCTTGTCTGATGTCACTGCTCATGACTTTCGTGCCACTGCATCAACCTTGTTAAATGAAAAGGATTACGATGACAAATGGATTGAAAAACAATTAGCGCATGCAGATGGTAATAAAACCCGAGCTACATACAACCATGCCAAATACCTTGAAAGCAGACGAAAAATGCTACAGGACTGGGCTAATATTGTAGATAGCTGGGCGGTTTAACCGCCTTGCTTCTTCTGAAAATGCCACCAGACTTTTTTATAATAAACTTCGTCACGCAAGAAATTAATTTTTAATTCGTTGCCATTGAGGTCATAAATTTTAGTGACCTCTCCTTTCTTATCTAGATCTGCTAATAGATCTGCAACGCGAGAATATGCATGATAATGAATTTTGATTAACTGTGAAGACATAACAATAATTCAAAGTAATTTTAATAATGATACATCAATCCATCGTTCAAGTAAGTTAAGTGTATTGCGCAAATTTATGCTCATATTTGCTTAATATTGATATTTTTGCGCAAAATTATTCTCAGAAGAAAAAGGCTATTTTAATTACTCTTCTATTTTTTGATACAAAATGCCAATCAAACATAAATGTTATTTTTTCTCTAGTTACTATTTTTCAATAACTTAAATTAATATCGAGAAGTTGGCCAAATACTGCAGCTGCTTTGGCCAACCTTAGGTAGTTGGTACAAAATGTCAATTAACAACACACTGTACGCAAATGCTGACTCTAATATTATTTTTGATCGTATGGGCTGTGCAGCCCGATAATAGAATACACAGCACAGTAATAATCGAAGCAAACTTAGTTCGCTTACTGTGAAAGATTTTCATGCTAGCCGATCCGGTTAGCAATCCAGCCATAGAAAAACTGCTCTTGCGTGGGATTACGCTCACAGATTTCAATGTAACGTTGGCCTTGCATAATGTTTAGAACTCGCACCAGTACTTTTTCGCCTTCTTTCCCGCGTTTGGCCAAATAGATTTTTAAAGCATTTAGGCTAGCTGGGCCATAAATTCCATCTACCGTAAGATCTGGCCAACCGCCTTTACCTTGATTGTTCAGCAAATTCAAGGCACGTTGTAAAAGAGGCTTTGCAAAGTTAGGCCCACAATTCACTCCTGTGTCTAACAATTCTTCAGCAACAGATGGACTAAGTGCATTTACCTGATCAAAACGCGGTTCCAACCAGTATTGTTTTTTATAAATACTTTTTGCAAATTCAAGCGGCAAATCTTTCATATTGCCATTCCAGCCATTTTCACGCGCAACAGCTTGTGTGATGCCATATTTAGTTGCACCACCACGGTCTGCCGGGTTATTTACGTATCCACCTTCACGCTTGATCAACTCTTCAAGATATTGTTCGATATTCATTTCGTTTTCCTTCAGTTATAAAAAAACCGCCCGTAGGCGGCATTAGCTGTTTTCAATGTCTTTTCTGGCTTTCTTAAACTCTTTGATTACTTCAACGATCGTTTTACCTTCCTGTTTATCTATAAAATTAAAGATCCAACGGACTAAAGCCCAACCGGGTAAACCACAAACAAAGAAGAACCCACCTAGAGCAATCATCCCCCATACATCAGTAACCCATTCATGAAGTCCCCACTTCACAATAATGAATGAGCCGCCAGCAAGGCTTGATACAACAGTACAGATCAAACCAACTGCCCACTCTTGTGGTGAGCGTGGCATACGAGTCATTAATACAACTGCTGCCACTAAAGCGACCGCTAAAGTCACCATAATTGCTGCACCATAAAATTTTAAAATTGCTGTTAAACCGCTTGTGGAAACTGGTTCCATAAATCTCTCCAGATATTTTTAGACAATAAAAAAGCACCCCAATTGGGTGCTCAAAGTTCTCTTAAGGTTTAAAGGGTTTGTAAGATTTTCCCTCCGTTAATCAATTGAGTTGTTAGAGGTGCCACCCCAACAATTGCAGGTCCACCCGGCCCTGGCTGGCCTTCAGTTGTGCCATGGTATTGCCAGTTCCATGTTCCATCATTGGTAGATTTGGTGCCGCGCTGGCCCCAGTTTCCACCATCACCTGATAATGGAGACCCATAACGGTCATTTTGGGTTCGGTAACCTTTACCGGGTACCGAAGCTTCAGCATCAGTGATTTTCATAACCAATAAATAACTCTCCAGATAGAGGCGATAATCTTGTGAGTCATTTGAAATCGGCTGTCCAGTCATGACCCGACCAAATGGTGCTCCAGCACCACCGGGAATTCCCTGAACCCCATAAGATAATCCAGTGTAAATACCACTTGGTGTTGCTCCACCACCTGAGCCACCTCGAGCTAACGTCCCTCCATCGATAATCAGGTTTAGTTTGCTGTGTCGATTCAATAAACCGGGTGCTCCCTGAAACCCATCACGCCGGGTTTTGGTAAAATTGAAGTCTGAATCTTTTTCCCAATCTCCGTAAGCTAGATGTGGCAACCCGCCATCTCCACCACGTCCAACAACAGCACCTTTAATAGTCAAATTTACCACGAGATCAGGTGGGAACTCCCCTGTATCTATCGCTGGTAATTCAGTTGCAGCAGGAACGATATACTCTCGTTTTGCAGGACTAGATTTGTAGTCGAATTTATAGACAAATCTGGTTTCCGGTCGATAAGAACTTGAACTTGAAACCAGTGCACCTGCTTCAACTACAAAACTGATTTCTCCAGTCGTTGGTAAATCCCCTCTTTGCATCTGATATAAACGTGCCAGATTAATATCCAGCTGGTCATATCGAATGTAAATCGGTGAATCATCAACCGGCACATCAATAAAGTCCTTGTCGTTGAGGTAATAACGTTCATCGTAATTAATTGCAGTAATGGTATTAGAGAACTGGTCAGCTGGTTCTCTTTTTGCAACCAGATAAGGCAGTGAGCCTTTGGTATCGTCATTAACTACGGTGTAGATAGTATTCACAAAGTCATCGGGACTAAGCTTTAAGGCCCCGTTCGGTAAACGCCCTAAAACTACTTTGTTCTTGGCTGAACCCGGCGTAACGGGAATCAGGTCCACGGTACCATCCCCCATTTGCAGATAGATCACATAGCTCTTGCCTGCAATGAAATCGACATCATGGCTTAGGGTGAGAATTAAACCTTCTTGCTGTACCACCTCGCCGCTTTGATGAATACCATTGCGATAATCCGCTACAGCAATCCGGTCACGTAAAACCAGTAATTCTGATTCTGGTGCCGCATCAAAAGTAATGGATTTGCGCTGGAAGCGAAGCTTGTTCCAAAGCCGGTACGCATTAAAATGAGCTTGCCACTTGTTACGCACACCTACAGATTTCACCTCTTTGGGGTTCTTGGCCCCTTTATCCGGTAGATAGATATTGATACGACTATCGTCGGCCGGATCCGTGTATTCATAGATCAGTCCGTCGTAGTCATTCATCACGCCAAAGGTCAGGTCATGCTTGTAACTATCCGGAATGATATTCCTGAAGTTAAACAGCATTACCGAGTTATCAGTTGGACGTTCAAAATAAAGCTTGAGCTTATTGTTTTGCCGATATGCGGTACAAAATACGGCATCACAAAGATTGGTAACCAGCTCTTCAAAAGATAGGTTTGTATCATCAATAGTGGTACAGAACTCAGCCGCTAGCGGCGTACCAAAATAATCAACTACATCGTTATAAGTCCGATAGATGTTTTCCAGATCAATCTCATCAATCGTACGGCGACCAATCTTGTCATCCAGTGCCATTGAAACCAGTGCATCAGCAAAGCTCGATGTTGGAAATAGCTCTGTCGTCATTGCCCCATTTTTATAAGTCGGCAACATTCGCTGAAGATCGAAATTGATCTTACGGGACTTAACAGATAAAGCTCCAGTGGTTGCATAAGTACGCGCACGAAAAACCGTTTCATGCTCATATACTGTGCTTTGTAAAGGATAAGCACCGTAAAGCGCCTGCCACTTTACTTCATCAACAACAGTGGTAACTGCCGGAGTTGGAGTTAAACGGCGTGCACGGACACTACAGCGTCCCTGAAATGTCACCATATCCAGCGTTACACCAACTGTCTGACGTGACTTTGCTGAACCCTTTAGGATGATCTGCTTCAGCATTGGATTGCCAATGGCTGCACCAGATTCATTAACCGGTGTTACCTCAACTTCAATCTTGACGTTTACAGCACCCTGATTTCCACCTGAAGAAACTGTGTAAAGTCCATTTGTGGCCACAAAGTTACATAGCACCCGACTTCGTTCGACATTGTCCAGAATGAATGGACCAATCCACTTTTCACCTATTGAACTGATCTTTGGTGACAAAGCTGCAGTTTGTTGGTTATTTAACTCTTTAAGCTTTAACCAGTTAGCATTAACGGCCGCCGGATTTGATAACGTCATACGGTCATCAGCTACCGATAGAACGCTGTAAGTGCCGTTTAAATCATAAGTCTGGCCGTTAAACGTGAATGAGGCATTGGTGATTTCTACGCGGTCATTACTTACAAACTTAGTGGTTAAATCCGTATTGTTTGCAGATGCCCGAAGGATCTCGTTTGGATATGCAAAATGAAGATAATTGGTACCCTCTAAAGACTGTGTATCTGCTGGACGGAGAACTTGGCCATTAACAGAAGTTTGATGCTGAACCGTTAGTGGCGGCGTGGTAATTTCGGTACCAAGCGAAAAATATGGCTCACCCGAGACAATATCGACACCCGGTCGATAGACTTCTACCGATGCACCGGCAATATCGACAATATTGGTTTCACCGTCATAAGCTCCATTGATTTTATAGTGGCCACGCCCAATACAGCCCACTACATGCTCAACTTCAACGTTGTTTTCATATACCTTGTAAGGTACTGCGATTAGGTCTGGAGTATTCCACCCAGCTCCATAGTTATCAGCAATACGACCATTCACCCGGATCTTGTTTTCCCGGTTAGAAAGTTCATTGTTTGCTGAAGAAGACTGGTTAGTATTTTGAGTCGTTTGTGCTATTGATGGCGTCGGCATTAAAAATGCGATCGCAATACTAATCACAATCGAAACAATAGCAGCGACCCATTTTGGGTTCTCAACTACGATAAAAGTACCCGGTAAGAAATCAAGCTGCTTTAACTCATAAGCATTCTTCGGTGTGACTTCGTTCGCAAATGAAATTTCCGCATGATCCATATTGCTTGTGGTGTGAAAGATACGGACATGCTCAGGCATATGTTCATATTTTGAAGTGAGCCATTGCCCAATGGTTTGAGCCTGCTCAATTGTCTTTTCTTCAGACAAAGCGTCTTTTTTATAAATAACTTTAATCATAATAACTGACCCGATTAAACCCCATTCCCATCACAACCTCTTCAGGCAAATAAGTGACTCCGCTTTCCATGAGGTGAAGAATCTTTTGCCCACGAAAAAGCCCCACATGCGGGGGCTTATTTCTTTGTCTCGGATGGAAGGCGACTATGCAGCCTTCCTTGGGCATGGGTAGCGGATTTAAAAGTTTTAACCGTGAAGATAAAAAAGTAATTTTGCCCTTAGGCTGCATAAAGAGTTCAAGCGCTTCCGCCCGATCTATGCCGTATAGGTCCATTGCAGCTTCATGAACAAAGTGAACACAGTTGTAGTGATCCTCGTCATATTGCCTATCGAGCAAATGATCGTGACTTTTCATATAGCCCCCTTCAAACCACTAAAGCGATCCAGTGCAAAAATGTCCCCAGTTTTAGTGGTATTTAATCGTGGTGATTCAGCCTTGAATGTCACAGCTTTATGGTTCATGGCGACACTTGAGAGTTGTAGTCCGAGTAAATAAAACATTGGAGAATTCAGATTGTCTGAACTGTAAATCCGGTAATTTACTGTTGGCTTTACATCGGGAAATTGACCTTCTATTACCCGTTCAAACTCATCCGGCATTACATCACCTAAACCAGATATAGAGACTGTTAATGTCTGGTCCAGATCACCCAGCATTCCGGATCTTTGAATAGATGCTGGCAAAAATTCATAATAGACCTGACCGGATCCTTCCTTATGTTGTACATAGACACCTCGGTCATCATTACGGACTATTCGGTATGTATTCATAAAAGAAGGATGAGAAAGCTCAATACACTCCAGTTGACAGACATCAACTTTCCGATTGAAAAAGAACTTGGTATATTCGTTATCCATTAGACCTCCCAATCTTTAATTAATGCTATATCGGCATTCAGGTTAGGCTGGTTTTGAACAACTTCTAGCTGTGCATTTACCCGGTAAAGGTTGCCATTCACCTCATTGGTCTTGAACGAGTTCGGAATGAAGTTACACAGGTATTGCTGACGTGTTCCCTGATCAATCACCAGATCCGCATAAAATGAGGCTGGTTTATTCTGGTAGACCCGCCAGAACGCCATCATTTTATTGAAATCGGTTTTACTTAAATTCCAGTTCACATCAACAATGTGGCTATTACGTTTTACATCGATGTAATAGCGACCACGACCGCCATCCATCTGCTGACGTTTCACATCATCACCCGGTGTTACGCCATAGCCGCTGGTCTGAGGATTTAGCTTTAACTTGTACATAACTTTCCTTCAGGTAATAAAAAACCGACCTCATAATGGGTCGGTATAAAATTATCTTTAACAACTAAAGTTTTGATATTTCTTCAGATATCTGACTAGATTCATGTAAAATATAGTTTATTAATTTATTTGAAATCGTTAGGTGAAGATGATAGTCAGCTGTTGTTCTAAACCTCTTTAATTTTTGTATTCGATTTTTGATTTCCGCAGCTCTTTTCTGAATCATTTCAGACGTTGAACCCGCAGGGTACCCACTAAGTCTGCTATAGACTTTTTCATGAGCTCCACATTTTGTCTTTGTTACTGGCCATAATAGTCGTTGTTCTAAATGATGTCGGACTTCATAAAAAGCATGGTAATAAGCACGCCCTATAATATTCCTTTTGTGACATTCATCATATTTTGTAGAATTACCTAACAGCTCATAACAGTAATTTAGTGTATCTGTAGTAGCCATTTTTTCAATCCACGCCCACTTCATAAGGAATAATAAAATATGAAAGTTTATTCAGTTCATCAATTAAACCCTCATCATAGCATTTACTAAATATTTCTGAATTCATAGCGTCAATCTCATCAAAACTTCTATCGACATAAAGCAATATTAAAAATTCATCATCAATAAAACTATATTCATATTTTCGGCACCGAACATTCCTTGAGTTAAAACATTTAAAAAGAATTGAACCGATATGTTTCAAGACTCTAGAATCAATTTCTAGTTTATTTTTAATTTCAAAAAACTGAATAAATTCATTAAAGTCTTCCTTTTTAAATCTTTTATAATAATTTAAATCATCATTTAAAATTCCATCTAGAAAATAAGTTATAGGTTTGAAGTCAATAGGAATAAAACTTTCTAAGGGTAAATTTTGTTTACTACACAAACTTATAATTTTATCAATATTTTCATTAGCACTAGAAAAATCTACTGAGCTAAGAAAAACAAAATAAAGATTCGATAAAATTGATACACTATTGCTAATTTTCAGTACTTCTCGAGCGTATTGATGCGCAAGAATAGGATTATCAAAATACATTTCAATAATACTATTGCTTAATAAAAACCAATCTAGTGGCTCAGTTTCTTTAATATCATTAAGCAACCGTTTGCATCTAAAATACTGAAATTCACTTATCGATCCAGTAAGAACAGCAGAGTTAATAATATCGGTTACTTCTGATGACTTAGTTTTAGGAACTGGGGGAAGCATAAGAATATTCACCAATTTTTTGAAATTTTGTCCTAATTTATTTAAAAAAGCTACCTCTAAAGGTAGCTTTTAAATTAACGATTCCGTCTTGCTGTCGTATTCTCAGTCAAAGACCGACTAATGGTTGAGTTTGGATTTGCGATTTGGTCACTTACAAGTTTCGGTACCTTTCTTGGAAGCTGCTTATCCAGTTCATCTGTAACAATGATCCGGACTGTTTGCTCATCCAGTTGTTCAGCTTCAACAGTTGCACCGCTGACTTGATTCACGACTTCAATCTTGAAATTGATTGTCGGTGAAGCAGGCTCAATTGAAGGCATAATCTCAGCTTGAGGTCGAGCAGCTTTACCTATCGTGAAGTCTTGAACATCCTCAAGATTTGATCGATCCTGAACTAAACCATTTGATGAGAAGTAGACCTTGCCATCATGGAATAAGTCAGAATTTGCCGAAGACGCCAACTTAGGTGTGTCTCTATTACCTTTATAGATAATCTGAGTATCTTGAACCGGTTGATTAAAGATGTCAGCTTGCTTTTGGCTTTCTATAAAGGCATTAGAACTCATCAATGCACGGCGCATGACACTATCAGCTGAAGCATTGTTATTGAGAAAAGCTTCAGGGTTTGCACTCTTACGCATTTTCTCAACTAAACCAACACCGCCCCATCTTTTAATGTCTTCTTGGGACCATACAATTTCTCCTTTATGGACAATACCGGCAGGTTCATATTTTCTACCAGATCCAGTGTAACCACCATCTGAGAATCCAGCTATTGTTTGCCCAGCAATCAAACCAGCATTTGCATATCCCATAGCAAGCATGGCGGTTGAAGCCGCAATTTTTGCCCCAAAAAATGGGATCGTTGCATCAGCAGCTACTTGTGTAGCTGCCAAATGAGCAGAGATAATCGCAGAAGCAATAGCAAAGGATTGTTGAGCTATAAACATTGCCTTGAAAGAGCGTGAATTTTCACCACGCGCATCCTTAACAATTTGAGTTAAACCTCCCCATGTGCTTGAAGCAGATGAAATCATCTGACTGTATAATTGCAATTGACTGTCGTGATCTGCTTTTCTTGCATCAATCGCCTTCAGGTGGTACTCATTATCCATTTGCTGTCTTGCTTCTTTGAATACGCGCTCCGCCTCCAATCGTTCCTGATAACTAGCTTTTTCAGACTCCAAAACAGCTGCAAGATTATCTTTCAACTTTTGATAAGTTTGAGCGTAATCTTCATCCAATACTTGCATATTGGTTTGCTTGGGCTTGGTGTAGTTTGTCGATTTAAGAAACTGACTAGAGGTATCATACTGATCAATTGTTGGATTCCCCACACCATTACGAATAAAATCAGCCTGAAATGCACTCATCTTCCTTCTACGCTCTTCAAGATCAGTGATTTTTGATATTTCATCATACTCAAGCGCATAACGTTTTTTGATACGCTCCATTTCTCCCAGCATGAATTGCTCAGCCTGAAACAACCGCTGTTCCTGAGCAAGTTTTAGTAATCCTAACTCTTGCTGCTTTTGCAATTCCAGGCCATCTAAAGCAACCTTTCTTTGATCTTCAGAGAGTTTGCCTTCAGCAACTAATCGCAAAGAATTGATTTCATATGTGTACTCAAGCTTTTGCTTCTCAGTCCACTTATAACCATTTACTTCAAAATCAAATTGCTTCTGAGCTAACTTATCTTCAGCATCATAACGCTCATTAATTTTTGGGATTAAATTTGATTGACCTAAAATGGTTGCTTTGTTGATTTCCTCCTCACGTTTTTTGCTTCTAGCAACTGTTTCTGAATCATATGTTGCTTGGAGCTGCTTAATTTCCTCAAGAGTTTTTGCACGTGCCTTATATGCTTCATCTTCGAATTTCGAAAGATCACTAATTGCTTTTGAGGCTGCTTCGGGGTTATCCCCTAAAATTTTACTAAGCTGATTATAGTAAGAGTCTTGTTTGGCTAAATGCTGTGAAGCTTTAGCTTTGCCAAGCTTTTTCCCGTCATAGTCCCAGCCAACAAAATTTTTGGCAACAATTCTCTCTAAACTTCGATAGTCTAAATCGTCATTAAGAAGAGCTGCTTTAGATTTACTATAACTTTTATCGGTCATCGCCTCTTGCACAGCATGTTTAGCCATTGCATCCAATGCATCTTGAGTTTGCTGGATTTTACCGTTTTTATCCAAGACTCCTTGCCCTTGTAAAGACTGCATTAACTTAGTTGAGCGACTTTTTTGCCATGATAAAAATCCTGTGTTGGTATAACCATTATTGGCATCTTTGTGACTACCAAACATTGCCTCATTTCTAAAATCAGTCTCTCGTCCAACTTGAGCTGTCATTACACGAGCTTGTTTATCGCCTAAGCCTGCATTACGGAAGGATTGGTAAACCCGAAGCATATTTCTCACTCGCTCATCATTTCCAGCAAGTAGAACAGCTTGTTTGGCAGACTCTTTGGTTTGTTTTTCAACCTCTTTTGTTTGCTTTCTGCTAGATTCGGTAATACTTTCTTGTAAGTCCTTGGCTTCCTTCTGCTTCTTATACCAAGCCTCAAAAATTGCAGCTTCCTGACTAGTTAAACTTCTAGTCATCGGAATTTTATTGTCGGTATAAAACTCTGATGCCGCACGCGCCTTATCAAGACCCTTTTCGCCACCACCAAATGCCTTAGTGTTTTTTATAAGAAAATCATTTTTCAGAATATCTTTGTTGGCGTTGTCTCGTAACTTATTTAACTTTTCTTGTGCAGCGACTTGGTTATTTAATTCATTTGTTTCTCCTTGTTGAGCACCAAGTACAGTTTGATGTTGTTTTAGGTACTCATTACGTAAGTCGTTTTGTTTCTTCAGCTCAGCATTAGCCTGATTCAACACAATTTTAGACTGATCCGTTTTAGTAGCATAATCCTGTAACCCCTTGATATTTTCAGCAGGAACTTTGGCAGTACTGTTGAACTTGTCCACAGCATCAGTTGCTGAAATTTGATTTAAAGAATATGCCTGGATTACCTTATTCAACGATTTAACTTGTTCTTCGCTACCACCATTTAACCGAATGAATTCTACTTGTGCTCGTAATGAATCAAGCATTTGTGTTTTCATGTCAGTGAAATTTTGAGTAGCGACTTTTGTTAAGTTTGTTTGAATTGTTAATTGCTTAATTGATTCGGCCGTTACATCAACATGTTGTCCAGAAGTAGCATTTAAGAGTTTTAGAGCAGTATTACCCTGCTCAATCTTATTTTTTGATTCTGCTACTGCACTAGAGAACTCAATAAGTTTATCAATTTGAGTCTGACTAAAACGACCAGAAGAAATCATCTTTTTTAAGAGATCACCTGCATCGCTTGCACCTGTAGCAATAGACTTAATGGCATTTTGATAATCTTCATAATCACTGCCAGATAATTTAAATAATTCCTTTTGGATATAAGCAAAACGTTTGATAGCTCCACTAGCATCATCAATTGCATCATTTTGCTGCTCAATCTCTTTGCGTAACCGCACACCCTCTGTTAATGCTTGCACAGTATTTAACTTTATGTACTTATCTGTTAAATCACTAACCGAGTCAGATTGTGTTGCAAGGGACTCTTTGACTTCATCCGAACTGCTGCTTAGTAAATAGAAAGATGCGGCTGTTGCTGCAATTGCTAAACCCATTGGGCTAAAAATCGCCATAAGCGCTGACTTTGCCAAAGCTAAACGACTTGTAGCAACAGATTGCGCTGTTAAGGCTGCTGATAATCTTGCAGATGATGCTGATTGAGCTGTTTCTGCGGCAGCAACCTCTAACGCAACTTGAGCTTGTAATCGTCCAAGCTGAGCCATTCGTGTGATGGTAGCCGTGCGACCTTGTTCAGTGATTTGGGCTTTTAAACGAACTTTTTCGAGTTCTATTTCTGCCATGATCTGAGCATGAGTAGCTTTGATGTTCGTTAGTGTCACCTGCGTACTTTGTGCTTCGGCAAGCGCAGATTCCACCTCAGCTTTTGCTGCTGCAATATTTGCATTACGTTCAGCAATTGTGGCAAACACTTGTTTGGTTGACGCAGCAATACTCGCTTGTACAGCAACCGTTTTTGTTAAAACGGCTTTTGTCATTAAGCCAATACCTATGGCAAATGCACTGTCTGCAATTAAATTCAAATTATTTGCTAATAACTGAATCGATCCTGATAAAGCCTGTGCTGCTCCGCTTCCTTTACCAGCCTCTCCTACAAATTTAGTAATTTCATTATTAAGTAGAGTTAATGATTGACCAATTGTAATGTCAGTTTTAGCAAAAAGAGCATCAACTTCATCTTGGACATTTCTAAGTGCTTTCACGATTTCCTGTGAAGTAATTTTTCCTTCAGCTGCTACTGAACGTAATTCACCTACAGTAATACCCATACCTTTAGCAATAGCCTTTGCTAGAGCTGGTGTTTGTTCCATAACTGAGTTGAGTTCTTCACCACGTAATGTACCGCTTGCCAAAGCCTGCCCGAATTGAACTAAAGCTGCATCAGCTGCTTCTGCACTTGCACCACTGATCGCAACTGCTTTTGATACTGTTTCAGTTAGTCGAGCAGTGTCATCCATAGTTAAATTCAGTGTTTTAGCATTGTCACTAAAGCGTTGATATACCTGTAATACAGAATCCCAAGCTGAATAGGTTTTTTGAGCAATTCGGAAAGTGTCTTCCGTAGCTTTATTTAGTTCAACTTGATTATTAGTGACCAACTTAAGGCGGTTTTGTAGTCCAGTATATGTATCCATCTTTGAAATGGCTGAACCTACTGTTAATAAACCAGCCATGTGTCCAGCTAAAGCTCTGGTGGCTACAGACAAGCTGTCCATAGACTTAGATGCAAACTCACCTTTACGTTCAATGCTTTCCAGTTCATTGCCTAGATTTCGCGCATTACGTTCAGCATTTTGCGAATCAATAACAATGACCAAACGGGATTCTTGTGCCATCTTACTTTTCCTCTAGGCAATAAAAAGCCCACAAAAGTGAGCTATGAATTTTGGGCAATAAAAAACCCACTCAAATGAGTGGGTTCTGTTTAAAAATAATTACTAAGCTGGGCAGTTAAACCAGTTCGGTCGTGCTAGAAATCTTTGTCCATTAGACATGGCTATCACCGAACAGTCTGCATCAATCAACGGCTCATTTTGTAGGTTCCTGAAATCCCACCTTTGAAGAAACACAACGCATTAAAAAAGCACCCTAGGGTGCTTTTTTACGATAGTAACCAAATAAACCCAATTAACAATATTGCGCCAACCACCACTCCTATTATCCATTCGGATGCTGGAGAACCAAGGAGCAAATTATTATCTTTTTGCGGTTCAATAACTTTAGTTGGATACTTAGACTCATGGTAGCTTGGTTTGATTGATTTAACTGGCCTATTGCTCAATGGTGGAGGAACACCTATATGCTCTTTACTGCGAGCAGTAGATTTTTGCTTCAAAAAGTTATCATTTATCTTTTTTATTTCCTGTTCACTCAAATTTCTCTCTTTTGGGACTACCTCTTCATCATCATTGGGAGACAGAGGGAAGTAAATTTCAACAAAATCTCGAACAGAGATATAGTCACTATTGGGTAGGGCTTTAAGTAACGATAAAAATTTTTTAAACGGCTGTTTTTTATAGGCTCGATTGTAATAAGCCTCTAATTTTTTCTCTAATGTAATAATTGGTCGATTAGCTGTATAAGCCGCCTTATAAGTGTAAGATATACTGCTTAAAGCATTCTTATGCTTGCCCTCTAGTCTTAAGACATTTGCCATATCTTCATGTGGTGAGGAGTCTATAACCAGTGTTTCTGTTTTAGAAAAACCCATCCTACTAGCATGCTTTAAATAGTAATCTTTTTGATGGTTTAAATGTTTCCATGCATCGTCAAAACGCCTTTCTTTAATAGCAATCTGTGCGAGTTTTTTGCTATTAGCGGCATGCCCCAGATAGTCATCCAATATCATATCTATTCAGCCAATCACATTTAATATTCTGTTTAGTCAAGTTAATTCTCTCGAACAACTATTACTTTGTGTTTAGCTTATCTTTGCATGCTGGTGAAGCGAATTTAAGCCCATTGTCCCTTATCATTTTATATCCTCCTCCAAGCGCATAATTAAGCTCAAGAGATGTTGGAGTGAAATTACTTATTTTCCAGTAAGTCCCATCCTGAGAATAGAGTCTATCATTTAATAATTTTACAGACATTACCCTAGCTGTACCTAGGTGGTCTTGGCAAATTACACCCGTCCCATCACTTTCTAGTATTAAAGTCCCAACCAACCGATCAAATTGACCAGTCCAATAACCTGAATTACTAACAGGTGTTGGATGAATATCAAAAAAATTAGCTGTTGTCGCACAACCGGCCATCCCAAAAACCAATCCCAATAAAACAATCTTTTTCATATAAAACCTATCAAGTATCAAAATTTTTAAAATCAGCTAATGATCCAAATAAAAATCATTAAAGCTATAAATAAAATAATCCCACAAATAATCCATTCAGATTTAGGGTAACCCCATACATTATCTGGATTATTAAAATCAGGTTCTCTTCTACGTGTCGTTTTCTTAGTATGACTAGAGAACTTAGAATAAGATAAACCAGTACCTGGAATACCTACTGTTGTGCGAGTACCCTTCTTACTTACATTTACACGTGCACCTTTCCCACCCACGGAAACACTTGATAGCCCTTTTTTACTAACATTGACACGGATTCCAGGAGCAATTTTTATACTTTTTCTAAAATTCAATCCCATCACATCACCTATCTAGAGCAGATCTTTTTAGAAGCACTGATGGAACCATCATTACAGACAAACTTACTACCATCGCAATGACTTATCCCACCTTTCTTACCAGAGCACGGTTGTCTGCCTCTACCTGCTTCCGCAAAATTTAATGAGCTTAGAACTAATAAAAGACTTAAAATGACTTGTTTCATGAATTTCACCGTTTGTTATAAAGTGTACTAACTTTAACAAACTGGTTACTAAATGTCACATAAAGGAAAACCACCCGAAGGTGGTCTTTTAAATCAGGCTATGCATGTAAAAGTTTTTCAGCACCAGCAGCCAAGAAAGCCGATCGAGTAGTATATCTCTTACCTTTACCTACATTCTCATCAATTTTACGAATCAAACGGCTTGGTAAAGTAACATTGATTTTTTCTGGTTTACCCAGATAACGACTAACATCAACTTCGGTAACCGCCCAGATCATTCCTTTATATTCAGGATCATCGACAAATTTAACTAGTTCGGAAGCTAATGGGATTTCCTCACCATCTTCAGCCAATATTTCTAAATGGCCTGAAATAGCTTCTTTAACATTCTCAATAGCTTCTTCAAGTGTGTCACCAGCACTAAAACAACCTGGAATATCAGGAACAGTGACACCAAATGCCTCAGTATCTGATCCTCGTTCAATTGCAATTGGATATAACATCTCAACACTCCATGCCCTTGGCATAAACATATCGCCCACTGCGTTATGATTAGTTGTAAGGGGTATAGTATTTAAAGTCGGGAAACAGCGGGTCAATTTAGACCCGCTTGTTTCAAAATGCTTTTAACAGTTCCGTTTGGTAAATCCTTTTTAGGATGTGAGATTGTAACTAACCCTTTTTTGGTTGGGTGTTTAAAGTGATGATGACTTCCTGAAACCCTAACCTCATACCAACCATCTGCTTCAATCATTTTGATTAAATCCAGACTTTTCACACCAATCCCTTATTAACTTGATGAGATAATAATAACCCTAGAGTTATTAAATGTAAATAACTCTAGGGTTACTTTTTTGAGGACTTGGAATTTATTTTTTTATGGGCTTCATCTAAAAACAAGTTATCCAATGCAAAAATACAGTCATTAAAAATATGAGCAGCCACTGGCAAATCATTATGCTCTGCATAGACATTGATTGCCTGTTGATCTAAAGATAATGGGATACCCTGCTCATATCGTCGGGATCTGCAAATAGTGCTAAATGCCGAAAGAATGGAATCAGCCGCATAAGAATACTCTGGCGGATCAGGAATACGACCACCTAAGAACTTGATTTGTTCGATTTCGTGCGGCGTTTTCGACGCATACGTTTTTTGGTATTTGTAGAGATCGATGACTTTCCCAGAATTAAAGCCTTGTCCTCGTCTGCGTCTTCCTGAATCTTCTGAGCCTGTTCTTTAATGAATAGCCAGATTGAAATACCAATATCACCAAGATTAAGAAGCTTTGAGGCATTCTCAGGTGTATACGGTTTTTCGGTCTCAACAGTTTTACCATCCACGATTTCGGCAAATACCACACCTTTCCAGTCTTCAATTAAGTGGGCAGCACATGCATCCATTAACAATTCGTGATAAAGCTTGGCATTTTCATCTTTGACCATCACATCATAGCCTTTAGACGAGATCTGATTTCCTGCTCGTTCAATAGCTACCTGAAAAGGCTTATAAGCGATACCACGGACTTTAAATTCTGCCTGTACCTCTCCATCAGCACCTTTGTATTCGCACCATTTTGATACGTCCGAGCTTTTAATAATTCCGACTTTTAAAGCCATAGCAACCTCTAATTTTTAGAAATAAAAAAGCCCATGGGATTCCATAGGCTTTGTTACTGAATAAGTTGATTACACAAGAGCGCGTACAATTGTTGGCGCTGTACGAACTTGGGCAAAGTTGATATCTACAGTAATGATGTCGTCACCACCGCCATCCGGGTGATTGGCTTCCATGACTTCCAGTTGTGGGAAGTTAAATGAATATTTACTTCCTTTGCTGTCTCTGATGTCGAAGGTCAGTGTAAACACATCACGGGTTTTGATTGCATCAATCCAACCAGCAGCTGTGGCCGAGAACATGAATGAAGCATTCGCTTCGATATCCATCATCTTCTCTAAATAAAACTCTGGAGTGTATTTACCAGATCCGATACAACGGATTGCTTCAAGGTTATTGTTAATAGAAATGGTCAAAGACTGTAGACACGCTTTACCTTGAATAGACTGACCATTAACTAGCAAGTTTTCAACGTTTGGCATGCTGACCAGTGGTCGTGTTGAAGCTGCCACCGGATTCACTACAGGGTTAGTTTGCTGACGAGTAAACGAGCTACCTACAAGACCAAAGTTACCAGTAATTTTTCCAGTGGTCTGGATAGTAATTTCACCAGAATTAACCTGTACTCCACGATAAATAAAGACTTGGCCAACATCTTCGAAAACTTTAACCAGCGTTAATGACTTACGTACCGTACCACCAAAACTTAAAGCGTTACCCGCCCAATTATTGAAGGCTAAAGCACTTAGGAATAGATCAAATGTTCCAAGTGATAATTCAAACTCTAACTGACCTGCTACTTCTGCTTCAGTAACTACCCCACCTTGTCGAAAACGTGAATCAACCACTTCACTGCTTTCTTCAGTAGAAACATTTTCAGATAAACCATCACTTACACGACGAACTGTGTACCAGATCGGGTTTGCTGGAGTTGTTCCTAAAACTGCTTCTTCACAAGCATATAATCGAATTTTTGCGCCTGAACTCATTTATGGTTCTCCAAAATTTAGGCAATAAAAAACCCGCTTTTTAAGCGGGTTATTAAAATGTTTCGTCTGTGTCTGAGATTTCTGGCGGTTCCACGCCATTCATGGCTGCAGCAACTGCCTGAGATAAGTTAGTAGGCTGGAAATCCACTGGTGTTTCACTCAAAGTTTCTTCAACCTCAGGTTCTGGTTCAGGTTCTTCATGCAGACGGATATCAATCCAGCGGCCTTCTGGAATGTCCATTGGGTTCTCGTGATCAGCTACAATGGCTGCCTTTTCCACATCAAACTTACGTTTATAAGTTTTAATTGAAAGATCACCATTTTCTAAGGTTGAATATTCAACTGCTACAACAGTGTTCCCATTAGCATCTTTAGGAACTTCGATATACCAACCTTCCTGAGCGAAACCAAGTGAACCTTTTAGGAGGTAATCACCCTGATCAACTTTCTCAAATTGGATAGGCTGCTTTTCAGCGTCAGTATTAAGTTCAATATGATCACTGAATAACTTCACTACAGGAGAAGCAGCTTTAATAAAACCATTGGAGTCTTTTGTTGTATTGTGGGTGTTATAGATAACGGCAACATCAGACCATACACCAGCATTACAAATACGTCCTTTAAGAGCATTTAAACTTGATGCTCCCATTGGTGCACCTAATTGAAATGCATAACCATTTGCTGACATATGACGTACATGAATAAATGCAGCATAGTTCATTGTTGAGGGTGAAGCTGAGGAAGATAATTGTTCATGGTAAAACCCGTTCACATCGATCTTATCAGTAGATGTGCTATTGATTGAACGGCCTCCTAAGCCAAATGCGCCAACCTCCATCACATTACCTGCCGCAGTTCCAACTACCCGTGAAGCAGGATTGGTAGTAGGAATATCTGTAATTTGAGAAAAAGCCGGCGCTAGATTAGGGATGCCTGAAGCAAATGGCAACATGAATTGCAGCTTGCCTTGAGAAGAGTTGAACCGGTACGGCCGATGATCCCAGTTAAATTTAAAAACTAGATTTGCCATTATGCTGTCACCCCATCAATTACTTGGAATGTCAAAGTTTCAGTATGCTGGGTATTACCGCCCACAACGGCCTTGATATCCATCTGGCACAGGCCTAAAGGCCAAGTTGCAGTGCTTGCACTAGATTTAATATTCAGCCATCCCTTCTGGGTGCTCTGATTTAATGCCGCACATGTCAAAGTAGCAACAGCAGCGCCATCAGCCAAAGCCTTAACCTGTGAAGTGAATGTATAACCTGTAAGATCAATTGCACGGCGAACATCATCTGGTGGATATTGCAGGCTTTCATCCATATCAACCAGCTGTAGGTTTAAGTTGAATGTGTCACCACGCTTAAAAACAAAATTGCTCATAAGTGATTCCTATCGACATAAAAAAACCACCGATGAGGTGGTAGTGAATAAGACATAAAATACCTCTAAAAAAGGAGGTCTCATAATTCAAATTAGTTAATATCTAGGTTTATATCTCTTGTTTCCTCCACTCGTAATACAGTAGTGCCCACCTCTAGGACCCACGCAATAATCCACCACAGCACATGAACAATCACTATCGTAGTAGGTTTTTTTCTGTTTTCTTTCAGAATGATGAGGATGAGATTTTAAGGCCTGATAATTATTTGACGTGGTTGATCGAGACTTTTGTTTAAAGCAACCATCCGTTTCACATAATAGCTTTGTTGATAACCACTGAGGTGATGAGGAATTTAAGGAAATACGTGCCCAGTTTCCTTTCGTCTCATAAATATCAACTTTTTCTCCACGTCCTAACTTTCCTACTACGTGACCGTTTGGTTTATCTCTAATATTTAAAGAATTAGTGTTGATATATTTTGATTCGATAACTTCCTCTACTGCACTCTGCGCATTTTCTGAGTCTGAAGTTTGTTTTGGAGAGTTATCATTGCCTGAACCAAAAATCCCTAAAGCTACTAATCCTGCGGCACCCCAGCCTAAAGTTGATTTTTTCATGTTTTACCATTTGTTATAAATTTCCATTACTGTAACAGAATGTAATCACAAATGATAATATGCTGAGGTCATTAAAAATAATCGCCTTGCAGAAGCTTTTTCTTGAACTCAAAGCTCATTATCTAAATCGACACTTACTCCAGTAACAACGTTATGTTTAGGCCCTCCGAGACTAACAACATTAGCCAAGCGTATATTCACATCAGAAACACATAGCTTGTTTTCAGATTGCCATTTGCTCAACTCAACAGACATAACATCTTCAAGATGTCTTTCCAGTTCTTGCCGTTTAATTTCGATTTCTTCTAAAGTCAGCATACATGACATATCAATTCACCTTGTACCCAATGGTCACATTATACTGAATGAAATCAGCATCTTGGCCGACAAAAATTGATTGTCCTTGCAAACATTCTAGATGATCGATTGAGTAATATTCAAAATGGGCAAGCAAAGCATCACTCAGTTTTGTGATTTCCATTATTCCTGAATTGGGACGAGCAAAGCATTGGACCATAATATTACCGGTACGGCGTGTACAAGGATTATCAGCAATGCCTGAAATAAAACTTGGACCGCCCGCAATCGTTAAGCGACACCACAAACCTTCCTTTGGAACCTTAAAGCCTGGTAAATTTGGATACTGGATTCTATCCTGGGAAATACTAGTAAAGCTTTGCATACGTTCGGCAATTGCTTGCCTCGCCTGCTCTAAAGTCATTGCCATATTAGCCGCCATACTTCTGAGAAATAAAGGTAAAGGTGGTGTTGTAAATTCCTTGTGGTGCTTGATCAGACCACCCATTTTCTAAGCGCTCAGCATAAGGCTGGTTGTTCTGTATATAGACCAAATTGCCCAATTTAATCTTTACAGCTTGAATAGCAGCATCTTGCGTGGCGTTTGTTTCAGGTTCACGTATGCCATAGTCACCAGATCCAATCGAAACAATATGAGAAGCACGGTATGCACCAGTATCGACGGGACTTAAATTAACTAAAGATTGCACAGTATCCATAACAATATGCTTCACATGGTCTTCTGCTGCTTTAGACACATCAAGACTAAAACTAGTCGGCTTTTTCCCCTTCCATCCCATGATTTACCTCACTAGCTTCGAACATTTCAAATAGGTCTTGAGCGATTGCCTGAATTGAATAAGCTTCAAATTCCACACTAGGCTCTCGCTCACCCATTCTCCGTTTTACTATTTGCCAGACATGAACCGCTTCATGTAAAAGCAATCCGTAAACTTGAATTTGATCTTTCTCTGACGTATCCCCGATTTGGACAATCGCATATGCACCATTAGAAAAAGTACTAACCTGTGCATCCGCTCCCATATCCAGAAATTGATCGGCTTTATCCATATCTTCAAATAACAAATCCATGTGTAGTTGATTTCGAGCAAGCGTGTAATGCACATGCTGAAAAGGTGTGATGTACCACTCTGGAACATATTCGGTATTAACCATTTTAGCCCCTACACTTTTCGAAGCTGACATTTCCAGCTTGCACTGATTGGATCTTGTTTGATATGCATGATGCGATATGTACCTTGCGCAGTACTCCATTCGTCATCAATCATCGGCTCTTTGGTAACTTCATTCTGCAGCACAGTTGCCTTTTTATCAGTAGCCAGTACTCCAAGCGTCTGAATCTCATATTGACTGTATGAGCCAAACAGAACGCCACGACCAGAATAGTTTTCTTTAACCTCAATAGAAGTTTCAGTTTTAGGATCCCAATTAGTTTTTGAGATCCGCTCACATGTAAAGGTATGAACGGCATCTGCTAAATCATCATTAAATGCTTCAGCAATGTCTGCCTGAATTTCGTCACGTAAGCCCATATCATGCCCTGTAAAGAGGTATGCCAAAGCCATTAAAACTTGCATTTGGATCTTTCAAATCAAGTGAGTCAATAAAATCAATTGCTATCTGTTCAAAGCTAGAAATTGCTTCAGATCCGTCTTGATATTCTTTTTCTGACTCAACAGAATCAGCTTTAACTTTCTTGCGCTTCAGCTGCTGATCTTTGCCGTTATAAATTACCTTGGCCAGAATTCCTTTGATAATTTCACAAGCTGCATCCTTAAGAAGTGGGTCAATAGGATCTGGTACAAAACCTATTCTGTTTTTCATCCAGACATTTGCCAGTTGAACCAGACGAGCTTTATCACTGTCTGGTGCAAAATCGCTGCCCAAAATTGAATTTGCGTCATCTACAGTAATAAAGCTCATTGCATTATTCCTTAGGGATTAATTTAAGAAGTTCTGCTTTTGTTGCTGACGGCTTGTAACCAATATTTTTACTAGCCAAATACTCTTTTAATTGATCATTTGACCAGTTTTCAAAATCATTAGCTGCCGTTTCTGTAGCTGGGTTTTCTGCCGATTTTCCAGCTTCCAATTCAACAATACGTGCTTGCATTGCGGGAATATCGTTTTTAAAAGCATCAAACTCTGCTTGAATGCTTACTACCTTTTCTTCAGCCGCTTTAGTAGCATTGTCAGCTTGGAGTACAGCATCTTTTAAACGTGAGTTTTCAGAAATTAACTCCGAACTATCACCACTAGCTTGTTCCAAGATTTCGATTTTCTGTTTAAGTTGCCCGTTTTCCTCAACAACCTTTTCACAGTCAGCTTTTGCTTGATCAATGACTTCTTGCAGCTCTGGAGTAATTCCAACCGCTACATTTACAGTGGCCAAAGTTGTTTTTGCAGGTTCTTCCAATTTGCGAACTTCAACTGGAACTTCTAAAGATTCGTAATCCTTTTGAATCTTTGGATAATTACCGTAAATAATTACCTCTTTTGCTTTCAGATTTGGGGTTTCATAATAGTCAGGGTTAGCAATAATGCCCGTCTCTAATGCAGCCAGTGCTGCAATGCGTGTATAGATAATCTTCATGGCGCTTTTCTCTTAATAATAAAAAAGAGGGCTTATTAGCCCTCTTACGGTTTTAATTTTTAGGTTTTAACCAGTTGTCGCTGTACCTGATAAATCAAGTAAGGTACCTGCTGTCATTTTGTTGCTGGTTGCATATTTAATCCAGTTAGCACTTGAACCAAGTAATGTAAGATCAGGATTTTCACCTTTTGATGTATCCCAACTATAACCAAGAATATCTAGGTTAAATGCACCTTCAGCACGCATACCGATTGCTAAGTTTTCTTCATCATTGATGTCATAAGCTCGGAAGCCCGGTACTTGTGATTCAGTTACAGTTACAGCACCATACTGCAAACCAAAAGCATCGTTATCACCTACAGCATCCGTCACCAATACCGGCTTTCCTAAGGTTCCTGGTAAACCACCATAGATAACGATTTCAGATTCACCGTAAATTTGCTTAGTGATAGCATCATCGACAATATCGAAATATGTATCTGAGTTCATCACCCATAAGCCAATTCGGCCAAACTTATCACCAAACTTTCGCATACCACGAGTTAATGCTTTGCGGCCATCAACAACGATACTTCCTTTCGCAACCATATCGGGATTACTAGAAATAGCAGCTTTTAAAGAAGCTAAACTGTACTCTAATCGGCCTGCAACCAATGCATCTGCAAGATCGTAACCAACAACCATAGCAAATTCTTCTGGTGTACGAGCACGGCGCTTAAATGCCTCTTCAGTTGATGCATAAGGACCATATTTATATGGAATTTTTACACCTACAGACTCACCTGCACCGATTTTTTCCGGAGTTACTTTTGCATTGGAGTTCACATCACGATGTTTAATGCTACCACCAACTTTGTAGAATGTATTTTTATTGAAGTCACCTTGAATGATTTCATTACGATAAATAATCGCACCATTGGAAGCTTCATTAAAGACATTCAAATTGTCTTGTAAACGTTCTAAATACGCTGTTTGGGCCAGTTGGTTGTAGATGATCATGTCGGAATTAACTGTCGTAGTCATAACTACTTATCTCCAAATATTTAATGATTAGTTCGGTAGTTTTAGGAAGGCATCATTGCCATGTTCTTTGATGTAATCTGCTTTCTGAGAAACAGACATTTCACTGCGTTTCATTCCAGTAGGTGCTCCACCTTTGCCCCCACCTTGAAAACCGCCACCAGTTCCTTTACCACCTTTAAGAATTAAGTCTTTATGCTGGTATCCACCAACCAATGACTCTAAAGCTTCATCAACATTTGCAAGTTCACCCGGGCGGACACGTGAATAAATCTTTTCGCCGTTCGGATCATATGCAACCACCTTGCCTTCTTCGATTTTGAAGTGATGACCAAAGGTTGCCTGAACCATGTCCACAGGTACTGCAATGTTGTCTTGAATGTACTTAGAACGAGCAAAACCACCGCCGATTAGTTCTTTGTGTAAAGAGGCTTCTAGTGCGTCACGTTGCTCAACAATCGGAGCATATTTTTCTTCAACTGCCTTGATAGCTTCAGCTTTCACTTTCTCAACTTCACCAGCATCCACCAGCTTTTTATCGTCGAGATTTTGGATTGTTTGTAATGCCTTTTTAGCTGCCGCAGGGTCTTCGATTCCTTCAAAAGCTTTTAATGCTTTTTCAGCTGCTTCTTTGGCTTCACGATGTGTTTTAGCTTCATTGTTTAAGCGTGCAATTGTTGCTACCGAGTGTGGTGCATCATGTGGCATTTCTTTGCCGTCATCATGAATATAGATCGGCTTATCACCGTCTACTTCCGCATAAACTTTACCGTCGATTGTTACTGTTTTAAGTTTCATTGGTCATCCAACCTATATATACAAAATGGGCATCCGCCCGGATTCGCCGTTAGCATCCGCTTTCGGCAGGCAATAAAAAAGCGCCCTTTAGGACGCTTCATTTCTATAAATGATTATTTACTTAAAGCTTGGCGTACAAATGCATCTTTTGCTTCAAGTAGCTTTCTTAATCCTGTGGATTTTTCAGGCCCGTCAGGAAGTTGCTCATCCATTTGCCGAGCTAAATCACCAATTGGCTTACTAACTTGCTGCAAATGTTCAGGTAAATGTTCATATTGGAAATATTGGATAATAGGGCTTGGCATTTTCTTCTCGCAAAAAAAGCACCCGAAGGTGCTATGGTTAAAAATTAAGTTCTATTTGATGAGTGCAATTGCTTTTAATCTTTCAAAAGTAAAACCATAAATTGCCATGGCTTGAAACCTTAATTTGAAGAAATGGCACCAGAATTCATTTTGTGCTCAGAATATATTGAGCATCTGACATATTGATTTGCTTTTCAGACATTTGTAGTACCTTTAGCTACGTTTACTTTTTATTCCAAACCTCTGATCTAGGTTCATCACCAACTAAGCGGATGCCTTGAGGACCACCTACATCAAATGTTGCCGTGATAGTCGCTGGACCCTCAAAAACACTACAATTCATTTTTACAGCGGTTAATCCAGCTAATGGAATACCTGTTTCCTCGTCACAAAGAGCAAGATGAGAAGATTTATCTGAAACTCTTTTAAGTACCAAATGTCTAACTTTTGATTCACTCATAAGCCAAACTCCATAAATGACAAAAGCGCCATTTGGGCGCTTATATAGGTGAAAATTGTGTCTTAAGTGAGTTTAGAATTACCTGTAATCGGCAATAATTACTCACAGTTAAATCCAGTTCCAACAAGGTCTTTTTTCAAATTTGAAACGAGAGTTTGTTGTTCCTGCTGTTGTCCACTAAGATAATTTTTATCTAGAGTCTCTGCACCATCAATAGATTTATAAAGCTCTTTAGATTCCTCTAAATTGTCTTTTAAAAACGTGGTGAGGTTTAGTTTCGCCTGGGCAGCTCTACATAAATTATTTTTAGCTTCTAAATCTTGAGCAGCCTGTTTTACTTGACCAGTTGCAGGATCAAAAGAATATGCATTTGCCATTGCTGACTCCAAAGCTTCAGACAATCGATCATATTCTTTAAGATATTTTTGACTTGGTTCAGCTAAACAAGTGATGGAAATTAGGGTTAGACATACAAAAGCTATTGTTTTCATATTGTATAAATTCTGATGTTTTAAAAAATATAACATAAGAAAAATTACAGACCCAACTTTTTAAAAGCTTTTTCATCCAACTTTCTCAAATCATCTAAGCTATAGAAACGGCCTTCAGGATCAAAGAACTTATCAAAATCAAATTTCCCATCTTTATAGAGCTTAAAGCGCTTTGGCCCTAGCCACTCCCTTTGAAAGAAATCATCTGTTTTCTTAAAGAACTCTTTGAATGTGGTGTTTGCATCTAACTGTCCTATTAACTGGCTTCGCTCTTCTTTGGGGATGTCTTTAACTCTACGTTCGTCCATTACAAATGGCCGTTCGCCAACAAGTTGACCGTCCTTCTCGACCGGAACCAAGATACTGCGACAGTTAGGATGTAACGGCGGCACTCGCTTTGCCGGATCATTTATTTCCCACACTGAACCATCTAATGAAGCGCAAAGCTTAGAAGTTCGTCCATCTAAAACACTAACAAATCGGACATATTCAAAGCCAATTTGGTTGAAGCTATTTAGATAGGCTTGATTAGCTACATGACTTCGCACAGTTCTTACGGTACGTTCAATATCCGTCTTGGTACCGTTTAAAATGCCATCCTCATAATTAAGCCGTTTGGTACCACGAATGCGCTGAACAATTTCTTGGTTAGTTTTGCCTGAATTAATACCATCTCGAATTGCATACTCAACCTTTTGACGGGCATTTTCAGCAATTCTGGATAGAAGATCATCGACAAGAGCGCCACCTGCCAACGGAGCTTTTTTGGCGGATAAAAATAGTTTTTCCCCGTCAGGCTTATTAATTTTTGCTCCATAGAGCTTGGCTACGTAAATAGCCTCATAAACAGCCAGCGCCGTAGCAGAAACGGCAAAAGCTTCAGGTAATGCTAAATTAACACTGGCAAACCATTGGGAAATCAAATCCCTAATTTCCCTTAAGTTCGAAGTTGTATATTTACCACCAGCTAAAGCAACTTTCTCCGACTCATTAAGCTCATCCAATAAATCCCGAAGCTTAGAAAGCATCTTGCTCGTATCATCATTGAATAAAGCCAATAGCTCATTTACCGTTTTCGATGAAGCACGATAAAGGTAGGCCTGGTGCTGAGTGAGTGCTTCAAATAGTTTTTTGATATCTGTTGCCATCTCACTCTACCTTTGATTTAAAGTTCCATCTTGCTCTGCTTCAACATTCTGTAGCTCTTCTTCATATTTTTGTTTAGGGAACATACCTGTTTGGTTGTATTCCCACCATGATTTAAATGAAGATCGGCCTTGTAGAGCTGCTTCAAATAACTGTCGAGCTAACTCAGCTAAATAACCCTGTTTGTTAAATTCTTGACTGATTTCGAACATCAAATCATCTTTAGTTAGAACATCCACATTAGGCGTTACAAACTTAGCAGCCCATCGTAATGCTGCTGACAAGGCTTCATTCATATTAACGACACAGAGCGAAAGAACTGAATGCTGAACGGCGTCATCACTATTTGCCTCTGTAGCGGTCTTTTTACTTCCCGAGCCCTTCTCAATTAAACGCGCCCCCATCTCCTTCATTTTTTCCCACTTATCTTTCATCGCTTCCCGGGCAAGAGTATTAGGGTCGGCTTGTACAATTCCTAAACCACCATTTTCAGGTAAAGGCAAAAGTACTTTCGCACCAATGTAGATGCCACGTTTCTTGGCTTGGTCATACCACTCCCAATTAACACCCTTCGCATAATATTGAGGTTGCCCCATATAAAAAACGGACTCTTGAAAGTCCGCACTGTCTCTGTAATGGGCTAAATTGAGATTAGCCAAAGGAAGTAATGGTGGCTTTTTAATCTCTTCTGAATTATCAATTGCACCTACAAATGTAAAAGGTATATAGGTCCAGAAATTCCCGTTGTAATCTGTTGGAAACTTCTTATCTCCGCCAACCCAGTTACCCTTTTCACTCTTTGTATACACCTGAACAGAATAAATATATTTCCCATTACCCTCTTGCTCTAAACGAAGTACACGATATTGCTCTTGTTCGGTTTTACTAAATCCATCAGCACCGCGCTCAGACTTAAATTCACGTATAACCACTAAGCAAAGCTTTTTCTGGTTATCGATCATTACTGAATCCCAATTCACTACATCTATGGCATTCAATAAATGAATCATTGGATAGGCTTTTTGCGCTTTAAATTCCGCTAGATTACGAGCTGGTAGCACATCGGGATAATCAACATATAAAGCGCAACGATAATGCTTCAATAAGTGGCGAATTCCATTTTGAGCCAATTGATAAGTACTTAAACCGGCTCCATTCGCATTACGTTCTAAATGAGCAAGTTCCGGAGGAAATTTAAAACTTGGATCGGTTGCAAAAGCTGCACCAACTAAACTATTTGATGTAGTCCCTGTTACTTCATAAAAGACTGCACGGGTAAGATAAGCCTCATAAGCGCTTTTATTTGCAGGTGATTTATCATGTGCATTTGGCATCGGCAAATATTTTTCACCTTTAGCCTTAACTGCATCTTCACCTTCACAAACATCATCAAGTTTTTGCCAGTATGGCAAGTTCTTAACATATTCAGCATGTTGAAAAGTTACATCACTCATCGAGCAAATCCCATATCAGCAAAGAAGGCTTCAAAACCTTCATGTAATTCATTAAACGCATCTGAAGCTGCATCCACTTGGTCGTCATGTGTGCCATTAGGAAAATGACGAAGCTCATCAATAAAATCCTTATTCCATTCACCTTTGAGCATTCGTACATTTCCTACGTTAACTTGGGCCGCAAATGGTTGTGCACGTGTAAGCTTGTCACCTGAAATTGGCTTAGCTATCACGCTATAACCCGCAAGAAGCTTCACAAATGAACTAGCTTGCGATTTACCAGCTTGACCGGGATCTTGTGGTAGACGCACAGAAACTTTTTTCCCATCTATTTTTGCTGTTTGTTCTAAGCGCTTATTCACATTGTCAGGTCCAAGCTGTCCTCTAGTTACATCGACAATGTAAGTAAAACCATCTGCGCCTAGAGCTTCTCGCACACCTACTGTAAAGTCGCCCTCATTTTCGGTAGCCCCAAAATCCCAAGCCCTAACTTGTTTCAATACATCCGCAGGCAAAGCATCAACAATTTGAATATTGTCGGGCTTAAAAAAACCGCCTGCTGGCGGTGATGGCATTTGTCGGTACTGCCCGGCAAATACATATGGTGCTGCTTGCTCCATTAGCCTCAATTTTTGGATATTGTGTTTTGCTGGCCACAGTGCGGATCCGTCTTCCTGAATAGCTGAAAGACATAGATGCTCCCATACTTCACCGTTACCACCAGCTACAGGAACGCCGTCTTTTCTATCACCTAGCAACCATCCAGCTAAATCATCTTCATGAAGTCGCTGCATAATCACAATGATCGGCGTATCTGGCGAGTTAGTACGCGATTCGAGTGTGTTCTGAAACCAATCAATTACCCCTTCTCGAATAGTTTTTGATGAAGCTTCATGTGCTTTGTGCGGGTCATCAATAATAATGCAGCCGCCAAAGCCTTTACGAAGTTTTCCTGCACCAAAACCAGTAATCGTACCGCCTGTACCTGTCGCATAGCAGACACCGCCTTGAGAAGTTCTCCAGAAATCTTTAGCCTTACTATCATCACGCAATGTAAGCTCAGGAAAGACTTTTCTATACGCTTCTTCTTGTACAAGAGTTCGTATTTGGAAGGCATTGTTTGCGGCAAGCATTGCCGAGTAACTGATATGAATAAACTCACAGTCTGGATTCTTACCAAAACACCAAGCCATGAAATTAATTACAGCAATTTCAGTTTTAGAATATCGTGGTGGAACGTTAATAATTAACCGCTTTATCTCTCCGCGATAAACTTTCATTAAAGCTTCGCAGATTTCTAAGTGGTGCCAATTTTGCATCCATTTATAACCACGGCGCTCCTTAAACATGTACCTTGTGAAGAAATATAAATCTTCTTGCGCCTCGATCCGGATGGCTTTATCCCGAGCCGCATCAGTACTCATCTAAGACTTCCCTCCGCGCATTTAAATACTCATCCATTGGAACAGGAACATCTGAATTAACTGTTTGAACTGGACCACCGTCTTTACCTGTTATTTCTTGACGATTGGTAAACTGACCACCAATGTCTTTAGCGGCTTGCTCAAGAATTTTTAAGGCTGTTTTGACGTTTCTAGTCTTCTCAAGTTGTCTTTGGTATTGCTTCAATCGGTAGTACTTATTAGCAATTGGAATATCAATTAAGCCTTTATCAAACTCATCTCTGGTTTTTTCAAATAGTTCGACATACTTTTTGCTTAAGTTCTTACCAGCAACCTTTGTAGGGTCATAAGTTGCAACTTGAACACGATCTATATCAACGCCAAATTCTTGTTTTACGAGTTCAGCCACTTCTTGAGGTGTATCACGACAAGCAAGAGACTGAACTATAAAGATTTTCACAGGCTCTTTTAGTGTCGCCATAACTTCCTCATCGTATAACTACGTATAACAAAACAGGCAAAAAAAAGAGCCATTTGGCTCAATTGATTACACAGTTTCCGCAGCATTTTGAAATATCAAGATTCGAAACAAACGGCGGATTCTTTGCGACTTCAATAAGTCGCTTAACATTTTTGCTTGGTCCATAACGTTTAACTACGCCAATAAACTCTTCAACGTCATGACCTGCAAGATAGTGCTTAGGAAGACCAGAACTATCGCTATAAACAATTTCTCCGTCCTCGTCTCTCATCACTCCAATGTGGTAAAGCTCATGTTCAAGTAAGTAACAGAACTCTGTATCGTTTGCACGCTCACAGAAAGAAGCGTCGACAGTTATTAAATAAGTAGGTACAAAACCAAACCAATCACGCATCTGTTGCTCTTGTCGAGCTTTACGCCAACCACCAACATTGAACATGACTTTTTCGCACTGGCCTAACACCATAGCTTGCTTGCTTTTATATGCAGAAGAGGCCCACGCGAATGCTAAAAATTCTTCATTATCGTGAAGCAGTTCACCTATGTGATCATGATCGGGGTTATAAAGAGGTCCACCAATAGTTAAGTAATTAGCAACAACCCATTTTTTTAGATCTGGTGCTGGTGTTAGTCTAATTGCTTCTTCTTCATCAGCCTTATCTATTAATTCCTGTGGTGGGAATGGTCTGATCTGCTCCATCTTTAATTCTCGCTAATTCGTCTTTAATCCAGTTAATGACATATCCCGACAAAACAGAATCTGGAGGAAAGCGCTCTATTTTGTAACCCATCTCTTCAGCATGATCATATCGATCAAGACTCCATGCTTTATTTGACAGTTTTCCACCACGCCCACCAGACCAGGGACTACCTTCAATTTCAATGAGCAAACGCAATTTCACAATATGAAAGTCAAAGCGCCAGTGTTTGGTATGGATCGGCTGAAACTTCTGTTCAAATCCAATCGCCAAATCCTCAAGCTCTTCCTTAAGTGTTGCCTCAGCCTCGAGATATTTTTGTGTAGGCTTTGGCAGTGGCCGGCTTTTAGGTTTAGTTTTAGGTTCTTTTTTCCGAGTAAGCCAAAAGTATTCTGTAGAATCCATTATTCTTACCCATTAAAAAACCGCCACTTGGGCGGTCATAACTACTTCACAATTTCCAACTTTTCCAAGAACCGATCTAGCTCTTCCTCAGAATTAAACTCTAGATCTAGGATGTCATTGGAGGTTAAAGTTAAAACTAACTTATAAAAATCTCTATGAGCAAATTTATTGTTTTCTGATGTAGCCTTTTTCACTTTTACCACATGATTTAAATTAATGTATTCGGATTTATGCTGAACAAACATTATTTTTCCTTTATTAGTAATGATTAAAGAAAAAACAATATATCTTAGCTGCTTAACTATTCCAACACATACTTAAGATCATCAGGTGTTTCCAAATAACACCCTTGTTTGTTGCACCATGCGTGAATGTCGTTTAGGTATTCAGTGAATTGAGCTGTACTTGCATCTGTAGTGCTCATTAGCTCACATAGTCCGTTTGCTACATCTTGGTAAAGTGGATGCTTAGAATCTTTAAGCTCTCTAACAGCCTTGAATGTTTTCTTGTATTGACCAACGTCATCACGATCATAGATTTTTGATAGGAAGTTCTTCTTAAAGAACAGATGCTCGTAATCTTTGTCTGTTCCCTGCTTCTTGGCCCATTGATTAAGCCACATCCAGTACAACCGGTTTTGAGCTTTTGAACGATCTTTCTCTTGTGGTGCAATCAATACGACTAAAGGCTTCCCTTCACTCGCTGCCTTTGCATGATTTACATTAAGAAAGTTAGTTACTGGTGCAATGTCGCAATGGTTCTTAACAACTTGTCGGAATTCCATTTTGACCTCGCAATAAAAAAGACGCTGTTAAGCGCCTTTTTGAATTCTATATATGACCAGCAAGTCTTAATTAAAATTTAGCTAGAGTTTTCATGGCCGTATCCTCAGGGTTTATAGATAGTTTATTAAAGTAACTAGATATACATCAGAAACTTTAATTTACCTGAGAATTGATCTAAAAACAATCACTATCATTTTCAATTTTTAACATCCGCTCTGTTTTTTCTAACCAGCCATCGAATAGAGCTTCCGACTCTTGTCTTGTGCCTAATTGGTAGGTATCAAATAGGAAATGACACTTGTGGCAGAGAGGCACTGTAAACGCATCTGAGGCCTTAATTCCCTTCCCCTTGCCATGCTTGCCAGAATTAGAATGAGCAGCTTGTGAGTGAGGATAGCCGCATCTAACGCATGGTAGCGCTCTTATTTCGTTTAGCCTCTTTGTCGAACGCATTTTCTAAGTTCTCTATTCTAGTTCTGAGAGTATTTACTTCACGCTGACATTCAGTCTTAAACGTATGGCTGCTGAATAAGTGGTTATAGTTTTCTAACCGGCTAAGATTACGTTTATAGATTTCTAAATTCTTCTTCGCTTCGATTGTGTCCATGTTCACCCCAAGAAATGCCAGAATATCCAAATTATTGCAGCACAGAATGCAAGCCAAATGCCGACCTTAAAACCCTTAATGAACTGAAGCTCTTCAAAACCTTCCATGAATTCTTCATGCAGTTCATTGTGAGCAGTGTTCCACTCATAAATGTCTTGCTTCTCTTTAGGAGTCATATAGATCTGAGCTTGCTTTTTTGTATGTGCCTTGGCAACCAATCGTTTTGCTTTCTTTTGTTTTCGATTCATAAACACCTCAATCCATTTGACTTAGACGAAGTGAGCTACTCCATAGCTTTGATATCCACTTTGGCAAGAGGCTGTATCAATGCAGCACACTTCTCTAAATTAAATGGCACGCCATGCAGGACTCGAACCCGCATCAATCACACTAGAATTATGATGTCTTATCCAATTAGACGAATGGCGTAAAAAAGAAAACCCCGTCAAACGACAGGGCTACAAACACTTAATCTTTCCAAACTTTCTGCATTCTTTCTGATTGAACATGTCGGATTCATATTCCCAAACATGAATGCAAAAGACCTGCTTAATTATTCGGAGCATGTGAACCTCCAATAAGAATTACCACAGCTTTATAACAGTACTGTGGCCTACCGCTACTCACTTACTTTATAAAACCACTGGATGGGCACAGTATTTTACGTTTCAGCTTTCAGATCGATTTTAATGGTGGGGCATCACTCCCAATCTGGTAAGTATTGCCTGCATATCCCATCCATGCGCGATGAACTGCATGGGTTGTGATGACTTTCGTGGTGTCTAGACGTGTTTGCCTAAACAGTCTTTAGCTAATCAGCAAACTTTTGATTATGGGTTTTAATATTTTTAAATGCTCCAAAAAGCAGAAAGCCCTACGTTTAAGCATCGACTAGAAATCCAGTCCAGCACATCGGAATCCAATGTTCTAAGCTCGTAGGGCATAAAAGCAAAAAGCCCATCGGATGATGAGCTTTTAAATGACAAGTGACATATGCTTGTAACTCTGCCACTCTATCACATAATTTACCCTACGCGTTTAAACGAGTCAACACTTCTTCAAACTTTTCATGAACTAAATCATCATCTCTATAGCATTCACCCATTCCAGCAAAACCAATTTTTGGAGAATATTTAAATTTTGATAAGAACTTGTGAATCTTCTTTTCCATATCCCAGATTCTGGAAGCCCTTCCTTCAATTTGCTTTATAAGCTCATACTTGTACGGCATCTTGGAAATAGTTAAAAAGCGCTGCTCAACAGTTGTTGCACAAATACCGATCTTTATAAACGATTCTTTTTCTCTAAAACAACGAACAAGATAAATACTGGAATTGCCATGATATTTTTCACTACACAATTTTTGATACTGTGTCTTGCTTAAAGGGCTTAAGAAGCAATTTGGACATCCCTGACCTAAAAGATGCGCGCTAGCTCTTTGTTCAAAGAAACCATGTTTGTAGCACTTAATTTTTACTTTTAAAGTAGACTTCACATATACAGTTTCAGTGTAATCATATCTATCACCATGCTTCTCCCTGCTTTTTCTAACAAAGTCTTCTTTTGTTAACTTCGCCCTGGTTGAACATTTTGAGCAAACCATTCCACGCATATGTCGATCAGCCCTTTGCTCAAAAACACCATGAACTTTACAAATTATAGATACCTTCCCAAATAGTCTCTGGAAGTTAGTTATTGAATAATCATACTTGTCGCCATGGATTTGTATGCAATTTTCAATATATTGCTCCTGTGTTAATTTTGTTCTTGAACTTTTTGTTTGCATAGCTTCCGCTATGACAATAGAATTGCTTCCAGTCATTTTGTTGCCCTTTTAACGATTTGATTAGAGCCATATAGGTGTTGGTAGCACCTGTATGGCTTGCTTAAATATTATACCATAATAATAAATAAACTTATGATATTCTTAATCTTTTGTCATGTGCATGAAGAAAGAATCTTGCACATCCAACCATGATATTTACTTGTGCCTTAGATTGCTTCGTGATGATACCCACAGCACTTAATGATCTGTTTTCCACCTTATGTCGAACTAAGCACATCACTGCATATTTAGCCTGATAATCCACTTTTTCTGATCTTAGGACACTTCGCAACAAAGCCTGTACTTGATCCGCCTCAAAGTCATTAATCTCACATCGAATGTAAGATTTACCTTTTGGAAGCTCTCTGTCTGCTTCACGCATTAACCAGTAAATTTGATTGATATGAAGATCATCTGGCAAATCCCCTCCCTTCATACGAACCGTTTCGCACCACGCGCCAAATTGCTCCAACCATCCATCAATTGTGTATTTATTCCAATCCATTACTGGTGTTACTACTGCCGCATTCATCTCTTTCCCCTTACTTGCCGTATTTCTTGATGTGATTTCTGACTTTTTCTCTGTTGGCTTCTCCGCTCGCTATCTGTTCATACATTTCTCTGGTCTGCCAAATGACATAAATAATGAGAATGGGAGAAAATAAAATTCTCAGGATGATTAGAAGCAGCTTTAAAGAAGCTTCTGCATAGTCTTTGAGGTCACACCACTGATCTTCGAACCAACCCTTTAGAAAGAATCCTTGCCATTGGAGTGTGAGCTTTAATGCATCTACATCTACCTTTGATTTCATACCGTCACCCTTAATCGTCTAATTCTGCTTTGTTTATAAGTATTGAGTACATTTCTTTTGAATAGTTTGATATTGGGAACTTCTTGCCGATCAGTTCCGCAAATTCATCATCAAGCTTGCGCACCAGATCCATATATTGAATCTGCTTTTCATCAGTCTCACCTGTAGGCCATTCAGGTGTCTTAGCTTGGTACTCCTCTGCCCATGCTTTGACTTGTTCAGCTTTATCTTCATATCGAGTGCGAAAGAAAGCATGAAAACCTTCTTCGTGTTGTTCGTATGTCCCAACTTCGTAAAAGACCATCACGTCACCTTCTTTCCGTTCATTCCCCAAATCAACATGCCTGCGTCACGCTGCTCTTGATTCGTACGCCCTTGCCAACCTGTAATCTTGTTAAACTGCTCTGCATTGAGCTTTGATTTAGTAGGCTTCACTAATAAAACCGCTAAGCCTAAAGCCTGAGCTATTTCTGCCAACAAGATGCCAGTCGCATGGTTCATCCCAACACGTCTAGCAATCTGCTCATTCACTTGTCTTGAGTGACCACCACCTACTCGGAAGTTAGCCTTCTTATTTTCCCAGCCTGCTTCGATCACAACCTTTTTGATGCTGTCTTGCTCATTTCTGAATAGCTCAACAGTTTCAGGAAAAGTCAGATTTTTGAGTTGAAGATCATTCCCTAGAATGGCAACTCCCGACTTTTCCAAGTCAGGATCAATGCCAATGATGATTTGAGCCTCTTTGAATGTGGTCATTGGTCACCGTACTCCTGATAAGCCCTTAACATTGCCTTGTAGCACTCACGACGCTTCTGATTAGTCCCTGAATGGACGTCTGACCCTTTGATAGGATTCATTGCGACATGACCAGCGTTTAGCATTCTTTGAGTTGGCTCTTTTGGCACAATCACATAATTGCCACTGTTAAGTTTTTGAAGAGCTTCCATATCTTTTTGCATCTGATCAGAAACTCGATCTTTCATCATCTGCTTTGCAAAAGCTTTTTCAAACTCACTTTGAGAAATACCTTTAATCATTTCATTATCAAAGTTCACTGTCCTTCCCCCTTGAGCGCTTGCTCTAACTTCTTAACCGTGTCAAAACCAATGGCACCTGATAAATACATATTTTCAATTTCGATAATTACTGCATCCACCCGCTTTTGCAGCTTAAACATGTTTATGCCTTGCTGGGTGTACAGGGTTTGCAGCTCCTCCACTTTCGCTTGCTGGTGCTGCCATGCTTCATAAGCTGGAAGCTCTGACTCATAGTCACCGAAACACTCGCTGTTTATGAAATATATTAGAAAGTCTTTAGGGTATTTATTTTCAGCCAAACTAGCCTGGACAAATCTTTCAGCACCTGAACTTTTGTGTTTCGACTGAGCTAATATTTCTCTCAGATCTTCTTCGAACTTATCCATCTCAAACATCCTTTGATTTACACAGCGGGCTGATGTGGTTTTCTATGTGGGAGTCGTCGCCTATATCGTTGTCAATGCGGTGGCCTGCTTCAATGTCATCTTCCGATGCAGGTTTTAATGCAGCCAGACTTACTAAGCTCCATCGCCCTTGTAATTCGACTACAGCATCTCCGTCTTCAATCTGAATAAACTTCATCAAGCAAGGTGGCAGCAAACGGCAATAAGGCTTTGAAGTATCAAAAACAACCCAGTCACCGCGTTCAAATTCTTTAAACTCACCCATGGCTGGCTCCTTTACTGCATTCAATACACGTTCAACTGTGCGCTTAGCTGCTGCTTCTGCCTCAGCCTTTATCTTTTTACTTCGTTGCCATTGTTTAAGATTCATCCCCGCCTCCGTATATTGATTCGTATGCTGCAATAGCAGCTAGCAATGGCTGGTTATATACAAAACAATCTTTATGAGCTTCTGAACGTGCTGCTTTTAATCCACCTAAGCTATCTACTAAATCAATCGACTCCACCAAGCGTTTGAGATCCGCCATGTTCACAAGTTCAATTCTTGGATTAAAACGATCTGAATACTTTTTTGCTTTGGTGCAGTAGCATAATGTTGAGTAGTAACACTCCATATATTTGCTTGGGATGCCTTCAACAACCTCTCTCGCCTTCTTTTCGCCAAACTCACGAATAAACTGTTCTGGTTTCATACCGCCTCCTTGTAACGTTTAGTCATGGCTTCCTGCTTAAGCTGGTCTAGCATTTTCAGCTTTCTTAATTTCTCATAGAGGTTCGCTGCTGCTCTTGTTTCTTCATTACGAGTACCGAGGTTGTACGCTCTACGCAGCTTCATCATTGAGGTGTAATCTGCAAATTCGATCATGCTTTCAGCTCCCCTTTAACATTCAGCAAGTCCTTTGCAAACTGAGTTGCTTTGTAAGTTGCGTATGAGTCCTTTTCCAAGTAGCCGCTTTTAATTAATTCCTGCACATAGCATTGGATAGTGTTGTTAGGTGCATCTAACACATGGTCATGCAAATCCTTCATCGTGAAAGGTTGTGTTGCATGTGTAGCGAATAACAAAATGTCAAAAATGTTTTGGAATGCTTTAACTCGTTTTATTGCTTTCACGCTGCACCTCTCTCTTCCACTGGAAATGACATGCCTACGAAACGACAAATATCTAAGCGATCCTGAACCTTTACAGATCCGCGCTTCCCGTGACGGTTTTTAGCAATGATTAATTCAGTTACACCTGTAGGTGCATTTGTCTCTTTTTCGAGAATTGGATGAACCATAATGATCTGGTCAGCATCTTGCTCGATTTGACCTGAGTCTTTGAGGTCACTTGCAACAGGCTTGTGTCCTTCTGCAGCTCGGTTAAGTTGAGCTAATGCAATTACTGGACAATCGAACTCTTTAGCCATAGCTTTTAAATCACGGCTAATTGATGCAACTTCTTGAACACGATCTTTTTTAGATGGGTCACGGATTAAACCCAAGTAGTCCACAATGATGCAGCCTAGAGCCTTATATTTGCGTTTTGCTTTACGCGCATAGCTTTGGATTTCAGAAATGGTTGGCTTCTGCTTCTCTTCAATAAAAATTGGAAGGTTGCGGAACTGAGCTATCGTGCCAGTAAGCTTTTCAAACATCCCGTCATAAATTTCCCCATTGTGCAGATTGTTATATGGGATATGCCCTAATGCTGAGATCATGCGGTTGGTTAGGGTTGGTGTGTCCATCTCAGCAGAGATAAATAAAACAGGCATGTTGTAGCGCTTAGCAGTTTGCATTGCACACATCTGCGCGAGTGTTGACTTGCCACTACCCGGACGACCACCAATAACGCAAAAATGTCCTTTCTCGATAGTCCCAAGAAGATTATCTAAATGTGGAATATTGAACTGAACACCAATGAACCCCTTATCTTCTTTTTGAGCAATTTTCTTTTCGAATCTTTCAAGAGTTTTTTCTAGTGCTTGATTGAAATCGAAACTAGTCTGCTTAGCCTCTAAGGTGCTGCTTGAAGTGCTGAATAGGTTCTCAGCTTCAAGGTAAATGTCACTTACTGTTAAGTCTTTAGCGCGTCCAGCAATAGCTAAACCAATACCTTCAACTTCACGATGGTTTTTTAACTTAGTTAATTCTGCGACAAAGTATTCAAGGTGATGGACACTACCAATAGCGCTATTAAGTTGAATTAAATATTCTTCACCGCCGATATCGTTAAGCAGATTTCTTTCTTGTAGATGCTTGCCAACGAATACTGCGTCATACGGCATATCAGCATTTGATAACTCAACAATGGCGCGATAAATGATTTTGTGTCGTCCAGCGAAGAAATGTTCCTCAGTCAAATCGTTTGCAACTACTTCAAGTGAGTTGCTTGTTGTCATGAGTGCAACAAGAACACTCTGCTCAATAGAAATATTTTGGATATCAGAACTCATTACCAATCTCCATAATTAAGATCAGCATTTTTCATATCTGCTGGTGTTTGTTGTTGTGCAGAACCATTCAAAGTTTCAAATGCTGGCTTCCAGTTGTAACGACTAGCAAACCCAATCCACGATTCACTCAAAACAATACGAGCTGCATCATTAGTTGAAATCCCTGCATTGCAGCTTTCGTGGTAATGCTTGATCACAGCATCAAGAGTTAATGGTTTTTTAAGGGTCTTACGGTATTCATTGAATCGTTTAGCAACCTCAAGATCTAAACCGATAGCGACAAGAGCTTCACATGGTTTCTTCCCTTTCAAGATTTTTTCAAGCTCAGCCGTGCTTAACTTACTATCTGTAGTAATCTCTGTAGTATTCTCTGTATATGTGTCACCCTCCAGGTGGGGAGGGTCTTCCCTGTAGGGTGGGAGGTCATGACTTTCAAGTGAGGAGGGTCCTACCGTAGAAGTTAGGAGGGTGGTCACTTCAAAGAGAACATGGGTAACTAATTCAATGAACAAAACATTGCTAAGTTTTTGACCATTTACATCTACAGAGCGGAAATGACGCTTGATCACGCCGAACTTTTCAAGACGATCTAATGCTTCTTTAACTTGCTTCCTTGAGAACCCAAATTGATCTGCTAGACTCTGATATGAGCGTTGCAATAAATCAGCTTTGAATTTTTTCTTTACCGAAACGATATGCCCAGAATCTTCATCACGGACAATAGTCGGACGGTGCCAATAAACAATTTCTGAAAGCAAAATGACCGCATTTGTATCGGGCTTTCCATTTTCCAATTTGAAAGTATTAAACCAATTAGCAGGAATGACATTGCCTTCAATATTGAGGCTGGCAATTTTGTCTACAACCGGATGACCTGTGGTGTATAAGCTCATACAACACCACCTTGCTTAAATTCCTTATACAGCTCATCAATTTCTTCAATGAAGAAACTATCTAAATCAGAGTCATATAAGCGTTTTAAAGCTCCATATCGATTTACAAACTCAGGGTACTTAGATTCGTACCACTGAATAAATTTAAAAGTGGTTTTACTCATCTAGTTCCCCTTCTCTACTGTTTCTGCTAATATTGAATGGTTCATTTAATCCACCTTGTTTGAACACTAAGCCTGATTGTCACCATCAGGCTTTTTCTTTGTAACCAAGCTCAAAACACATTCCGAAATCTTCAATGTCATCTTGAAAAAGATCGTCAATTGTTTGTTTGCTTTCCATCCACGCTTTTGACATCACAAAAAGCGCATTTAGTTTTTCCTCGCTAATCATTCGATATTTCTTGAGGACAGTCTTAAATCCAAGAATGTCCAACAGCACTAAACAGTTCTCAAGCTCAGTCAAGCCATTGGATTTTCTATCATTTTTCATTCGTGATAATGTGCTTGGATCAATCCCCAACTGTTCAGCAACCTGACTTTGATTGCTTGATGCAAGGGCTTGCAAAACTCTAGAAACTTCATTTCTAGCCCTTGCACTCAATTCGGTTGATACTTTGCTCATGGTTTAGTTCCTAAGCGGTTAATGCTTGTAAATCGGCTTTAAGTTTGCCTTTGGTTTTGACTTGCAGGACTGCTTGAGTTCTGGCTGGTATACCATTGTTTTCCCACTTCCAGAGGGTCACAGTTGAATACCCAGTTTTTTCAGACAACTCTTTTCGACTTTTGCAGCCGTGGTATGTCATGAGATCACTAATTTTCATGGTTACACCAAGTTAACTATAGTTAATAAACCAAATTTATCACTTGTTAACCATAGTTTCAATAGATCGTATTAACATTAGTTAATGTTTTTGGAATATTTGTTATGTCTTTACACTCTCGAATTAGGCAAAAACTTGAAGAAAAAAAATTAAGAGCCGCTGATTTAGCAAGAGCAACAAAAAAATCTCCTGTTGCTGTAAAGAAATGGCTAGATGGCACTAGCGTCCCTACAGCGGAAAACTTGAAAGTCATTGCGAAATTTTTAGGTGTGAGTGACGATTGGTTGCTTTATGGTGGACCGATTGAACAAGAATCGAACAATTTACTTCAATTAAATGTTCTGGATATCGAAGCTTTTAAGAAAAAATACAATATTCCCGATAGCGAAGATGCTGTTAAATTTCTTGAAACACCTGTTAAACCATTCCCCACCCAAAAAAGATATGTTCCTGTTAAGGCTTACTCCAAGATGGGCATGGATGGCTATTTCACAGATATGGGTTATGAAGGCAATGCTGGAGATGGGTATGTTCCAACTCACTCAGCAGGACCAAGAGCCTATGGCATTAAAGGCACTGGCGACTCAATGTTTCCAGCAATTCGTAATGGCTGGTATGTTGTATGCGACCCTGATGCAGATCTTGTGCCGAATGAGTTTGTTCAGGTGTGCTTGAAGGATGGAAGATGCACAATTAAAGAATTTGTCGGCATCAATGGTGGGGTTTTAAGTTTGCTTTCTGTGAATGGTGGTGAGCGATTTTTCTTTGAAATGGACGAGGTTGAAAGTATTACCGCTATTACAGATATCGTGCCGCCAAGTCAGCATAGACAAGAACATCCTTATTCGCATTAATCACAGGAAGACTTATGGACAATTCAAAACGACCAATCAACCAGATTATTGCTCGCATCAATGATGCTGCGAAACATGGTGAAGCTTTGGTGCTAACCGCTGAAGAAGTAAAGATTCTTTCTAAAGATATTGGCGACAAGGTCTTTATTCCTGTGCTTACTAATGAGCAGGTCGTGCAGTTGGTAAAAGAAGGAAAGCTTGGGCAAAAGATTAATAAAACCAAAGATTAATAAACTGTGAACCCGACACAGTCTTTTAAATGTGGGGTATATCACTTATTAGATAGCAATATTTATTGATGTTTTAGTGTGTAATGTGTAGATTGCCAATAGTTTTTATAGTAGATATTGGGATTATGCAATATGTCTAATATTGAGCAAGATACACGTTTTATTGTTAACAATAATTTGATTAACAAGGGCTGGATCTTGGACATTCAAGATCCAAACAAAAATGTCTTTTTTGAATCAGATATCTTAAGAATTGTTAATAATGAGTTTCTCAAGAAAAGTAAAAAAAGACCCGATTATGTTCTTTTCGATTCACAAAATAAGCGGCCAATCGGTGTAATTGAAACGAAATCAGGTGGAAAAAGCTTAACAAAAGCACTGGATCAGGCAACCGAATATGCTGAAATGCTTGATGCACCTTTGATATTTGCAATGAATAATGGTTTCTGCGAAACACGGCATTTGTATACCCAAAAACCATTATTTATTGATGAAAATGAGGTTAATGAATTAATAAGAGTAAATGAAGCTAAAGAGTTCATATTGCAGGAAACAAATGGAATTTATATTACACCTAAAGAAATTTTAGTCTCTCGCAAAGAGTTAATTAATGTTTTCAAGAAGTTAAATAACTCACTAAGAGGTGAAGGTTTAAGAGCTGGTATAGAAAGGCTTTCAGAATTTGCAAACATTCTTTTTTTAAAATTGTATACAGAGAATGCTAATACAGGTATTTGGAATTCTCTCAAAAGTCTCGATAATGATTTGCTAATTAATACAACTAATAACATACTACAAGATATTGATAGACAATATGGTGCTTCTGTTTTTACAAATTTACAGCTAACCAACCCTGTTGCTGTTAAAGAGATGATCAAAGAGTTGGATAAGTTAAAACTCTCATCAATAGATACCGATATTAAAGGAGATGCTTTTGAGTATTTCTTACAGCAAGCTACAGCAACTAATAATGACTTAGGAGAATATTTTACTCCACGTCACATAACTAAAACCATTGTTAACTTAGTCAACCCTAAATATGGTGAAAAGATCTATGACCCTTTTTGTGGGACAGGTGGTTTTTTAACAGAGGCATTTGATCATATAAAAGATAACACTTTAATTGCAAACAATAGTAGTGAAGAAATCAAGCTTAAACATAATACTATTTTTGGAAGAGAAATTACCTCAAATGCAAAACTCGCAAAAATGAATATGATTCTGCATGGGGATGGGCATAGTGGAATTTGCCAGATAGACACACTTCAAAACCCTATTGAATCTGAATATGATGTGGTTATAACCAACATGCCATTTTCTCAAAAAACTTCTTATTCTCACTTATATGAGAATAAGTTAGCTAAAAACGATGGTGATGGAGTATGTGTTCTACATTGCTTTAAAGCAACAAAAAAAGGAGGGCGAATGGCATTAGTAGTACCTGAAGGCTTTCTTTTTAAAGCCGCTTTAGCCCCAGTAAGGAAGTATTTATTTGAAAACGCCCAACTAAAAGCAGTAGTTTCACTTCCAAAAGAAGTTTTTCTGCCATATGCAAAAGTTAAAACCAATATACTCTACTTTACCAACTGTCATAATGGTAGAACAAATTCTGACGTTTTTTACTACAATGTGACAAATGATGGCCTAAGTTTAGATTCTTTCCGTAGAAAAATTGACGAAAATGATTTAAAAAATTTAGATTTTGCTGATTTAAATAAGAGCGACTTTGATAAATATTATAATGAATTAGGTTTCTTAAAAGTTAATCCAGAATTAATCAGAAGCAATGATTATATTTATAATTATGCTCACTATAGTAATTCACATATAAAATCAAAATTCCCAACTATAAAACTAAAAGAACTCCTATCCTTGTCTGGCAAAGTCAAAGTGGGAGAGGATACAAATATACCTATTATGAGTATCACTATGGAACATGGCTTAATTGATCAGCATGAGAAATTTAAAAAACGAGTCGCAAGTTCTGATATTTCTGGGTATAAAAAGGTTTTTAAAAATGAACTTGTAATGGGGTTCCCTATAGATGAAGGTGTTCTAGGATTTCAAAAATATTACGATGCTGCTGCCGTAAGCCCAGCATACAAAATCTTTAGATTAAAACGAGAAGTTAATGTAGAATATTTGGATTTGATTTTGAGATCTAATTCTCTAAGAAAAATATACAAAAGTAAAATGCAAGGCAGTGTAGAGAGACGACGCAGTATTCCTGATGAAATGTTTTTGAATATTGAGATCCCGAATCCTCCTGAAGAGGTTAAAGATCAAATAGTAAAACAACATAAACTAATAAAGGAAATTGAGAATAGTCTCAAGGAAAATCAAAAAAAATTGCGTCTAAAGACAGAAGCATTATGGGAACTTCCTCAAAATTACAACTAATCCCCCCCCTTCGAACCCACCACCACGGTGGGTTTTCTTTTGTCTATTAAAGCATGAATTATAGTTAATAAAAAGATTAACTAATGTTAACTTTTCTCTTGACTAAAAAATTAACCATAGTTAATATTATCTCACAGACAACAAAAAAAGCACACCGCCCCTCCCCAGGTCCGATGTGCTTTTGCAAAACTGCGAGATCAATTATGAACGTAAAAGCTACCCCTTTCAACTCATTTGCATTTGTCAGCATGGCTGCTCTTGCAATCTCTGGTGGATCTTTAGTTGCTTGCCAATTGCAGCCAGCTTTCCAAACAAAAGAAGCACCTACTCTTTTTACACCTAAAACTCAACCAAGTACTTACGGTGTGTTAACCGCGAAAATCACAGGTAAACATTCTGGCGTTGCTGTAATTAAATTAGATAGCTTCCGTTTAAACGTTAGCTTTGATTTTGAAGCTCATCCAGACAGTTACGGCGTTCCGGGTTCTGAATTTACCGCTGTTGATATTACTCAACTCACGGTAAATGAAATTACTGATGTTAATGGTAAGTCATATAACGATTTCACCGAATTTGAAGACATCCGAAATATCAATGATCTTCTAAAAGGCTTCATCGAACGTAACAAGTTGGTGGAGGCTTAAAGATGACTAATTTCAAAAAACACCCTGACGGCTACATGTCATTTTTAGGCCGTGATGATAAGGGCCTCTACTCTGTTCGTATTGGCTGGCAAGTGTACGCATCTAATGCTAATGGCTCAGTTCTTTACAAAGTTAAAGACGGATTTAAGACGCCTTTAAATGTGTATAAGTTTCAAACCGACTATCCAAAAGTTTGGAATGAACTCACACAAGAAATCGACTTTCAACGCAGAAAGCAGCTCGCAATAAAACTGCGTGAAACAAACATCCCTACCTATGACCGCAAAGCTTATAAAACTAAGCGCGGCTTCACTGGCTCAAGATGAGGATAAGAAAAATGGCGTTACCGATTATTACTGCTGACCAAACTTTATTGGTTCAAGCAATTATTGTGTACCTATACGCTGATCCGGGTTTAGGTAAATCATCGATGGGCTTTACTGCGGAAAAAGCAATTTCTTTTGACTTTGACCGTGGTGCTCACCGTACTGGTGAATTACGTCGTGGTGCGGTTGTACAGGTTCAACAATGGAGTGATGTTGCAAACCTTACGCCGCAGGACTTAGCACCATATAAAACCGTTGTCATTGATACCGTGGGTGCAATGCTTGAATGCATTAAAACCCACCTGTTACTTACGGCAAATAACCGTCAAAAAGATGGTTCTTTAAAGTTAAAAGCTCAAGGTTTAGCGAACCAAACGTTCAAGCAATACATCAATACTTTGATCAGTTTAGGTAAAGATGTTGTTTTCATTGCACACGCATCAGAAGATCAAAACGGTGATCAAATTATTTACCGCCCAGATCTAGGTGGTAAAAACCGTAACGAGCTTTACCGTATCGCAGATGTCATGGGTTATCTAACAACTGTTACTACTGGTGAAGGTAAAAATGCCCGCGTTATTAATTTCAAACCTTCGCCTACACATCATGCGAAAAACTCAGGTGCTTTAGGCGGTGAAACCGGTGAAGTATGGGTACCTGATCTTAAAGCACACCCTACTTTCTTGGCTGACCTGATTACTCAAGCTAAAGATCACATTAACACCTTAACGCCTGCACAACTTGCAGCAGCTAAAGCCCAAGAAGAGCTAGAAAACTGGAAACAAAGCTGTGAGGAAGCAGAGCATGCAGGTGACCTTAATCAATTAACTGAGTCGCTTGATAAAGAACATATGTATTACCAGAACATGCGCCAAGCAATGTTAATGAGGGCTAAAGCATTGAATTGCACGTTTGATAAGCAACGTGGCACTTGGATTAGTCCACCTGAATTTAACGGTATCTCAGATCAACAAAGAGATGAACTTCAAAACTTTATTGCTGAACGTGGCCTCGATGTAAAAACAGTTTGTGAGCACTTAGGTATCGATGCCCTTATCCAAATTGAAGCGGCAAAACTTAAGGCAGTTAAACAAGAAATTGAAACCTTAGCGAAAACGGGGATGACAGCATGAAAAATATTTTAACTGCTCAAGAAGCATTTGCAGCACTTCAAAAAGGTAAAACTGTTCTATGTCGTCCTATTGGAGACATGTTGGACTTTTCTGACTTAGATCAATTCCCCGCTTCTGTTTTTGGTAAACCGGGTTTTGAATTCTGCATCAAAATCGAAACTATTGAGCTGGCTGGCATTACATTCACAAAGCCATTAACTATTGATGAATATGATGAAGGACAGGATGTTTTTGTAATTACTACATATTCGCCTTCTATTTACGTCGTGAATTTTAGAACCACCGCATTAATTGAATCTATTAATAGCGGCTTTGTTCAACGTGATGCAGAAAACGCCAAGCTTCAATTAAAAGCACTATCTAAAGCGTTAGGTTTTGAAGTTAGTGACGATTTTAGTGTTATTCGCCTAGGTGACGAACCAAAGAAACAGCGTGCTAAGAAATCAAAAGGTGCACAGACAGTAGTTGTAGAAAAGACTTCTGAAATTGTTGATGAAGTTAAACAACCTACAATTGTTATTACTGAGCAAACAAATGTAACTACTTCTAAAGACTCATTGGTGCAATCCGAAGATATTTCAGAAAATATAGGATCAGCTTTAGATAGTGCGATTGTTATTACAGAACAACCTTATGTGTCTTCACCTGAAGATTTTTTAACTCAGCCTACACCTGAGCAAGAAAAAAACAATGAGTATCAGCAAACCCTAGATACTCTTCTACAGCGTGTAAAAGAGTCAAAAACACCTGCAGAAGTAAATGCGGTTTATCGTTATACCCGCACATGGGATGACGAACAAATGAAGCCTATCCTTCTCGCCACTCACAAACGTCTTGAAGAGCTAGAAAAAGAAAAGGCATCTGCTAATGAGCCACCCTCTTTAATGGTTCAAATCCAAACTGCACCAGACCTTACAACGCTAGATGCTTTGGAAATAGACGTGGCTGCACGAGATCCGCAGATTCAACCGAAGCTAATGGGGTATGTGAGAAAACGCCGCTATGAATTAGAGAATCCTACACCTACTCAACAAGAATCTACCCCTGATTATTTATTAGTGGACGGTTTCTAACATGAAAGATCAGTACAAGAAAGTGAGCCAAAAACACATGCTTGGTTTTATGTACTACTTGCAATTGCTGGGCTACGTAATAGTCCGGCAAGGCATGGACCAAGCAATGTTTCTAACAAAGCATTATGCGGTACCAGTTGCTTGGCGGCGCATAACGATCGACTATCACAACCGATTAAATAAACCTGCCCAGCAGCTTTATAAAGAGTTTGTTGAGTGGACTAAAGAAGAATATTTGAGGGCTTAGGTAATGATTGATTTAAAAACAAAACAAGCTTTTTGGTCTGAACAATTACCTTTCTTTAAAGAAAAATATTGGATTCCCGGACATCTAGATGTACTCGAATTTGATATGAATGCTGGTTGTTTTGATATTGCTGAAGGCGTCAAAACTGATCTAAGTGAAGAAGACCTTTTTGATGTTTACCATCGTGTAAATAGTGGTTGGGCAATGTGGAAAAAAGCCGTGAATTTCATGAAATCCAAAGTTCCAACGTGGATTAGCGTGAATGATGAATTGCCACCTACTGACATAATGGTACTTATTTGTTGGGCAGATGCTCCTGATGTCACCCCAGAACAAGACTATATGACTATTGATGAGGATTTAAATAGCGTATGGGCAAACTATCAAAATGATCCACCTTCACATTGGATGCATTTTCATAGTGTGCCAAACGTATCGGGAGCTGAACAATGAGCATAACACTTAGCGGTCATCAACTAAAAAGCCTTCTCGAATTTGTAAATCCAGATGGTGAGAAAGATTTAGATCAACTTGATACTGAACTAACAATTAAATTCTTTGAAGTTGGCCACAGTGGAAAAGGCTATTACTTTTGGATGACCGAATATCCAGAAGAAGGTGCAATGAAGTTGGATATTGAATCGGGAGCTGAGGGATGAGTGAATTAGAAATACTTGAATCAGCACCCAAAGATGCTACCCATTATTTTCTTGTGCCTAATGGATCTGGTGAACCTTATTACGTTCTTGAAAAAGAAAAAAAGTTCTACTGGTTTCACGGTCAGGATGAAATAACTAAGCCACACATTTTGAGTTGGATTAAGTCAATTGAATCACTGAAAGAAGTTAAAGCGGAAAGTAAGGAGGAGTAAATGGGACAAATAGTTAAAATAGAGGCTAGCATTCTAGAAAAGATTGTTGCTGTAGCTGAACGTATTGCTCAGTCAAAAGAAGAACGCCGAGTTGGTCGTGAAGAATTTGCACACATGCTCAATATCGAACCTGAAACTCTAGACGCTCGGATTCGTGAAGGCAGATACCAAAGGCCATACAAGGATGGGCGAAAAAGTTTTTGGTTATTGTCCTACGTGCAATCTGTCGTTACAGACACAAAAGAATCTGGTAAAGTAGCCACCTATTGA